GTGAAGCGTCTGGTGCCTGTCCTGTATTGGCTCTTTTCTATCGCCGCTATCTATTTACTCTCTTCATTTAAAGAGGAAGTCTTTATCAATGGTGAGGAGATAAAAAATGCCTGCGTCGCACATCGGGCATTTGTGGTCGATGATACGCGAGATGTAACGGTGCCAATAACAATTATCTTGCTGTTACCCTGGCTGTACGGGCTTAAACGAACCCGGCTGACATCACTGATAATGAATGCAGCACTACTGCTGCTGGTGGTATTTGCGCTGTGGCGGTTCTGGCTTCGCCTGACATTATGCTGAAGCGTAACCCGCGGCACCTTGCGTGCCGCCATGCTGTCGATCAGTTAATGATGGTAATCACCACCCGTCCCAACACCTCGATCTCTTCCAGCGCACAGTCGAAGGCGGTGCCCACGCCGCTGACGCGCACTTTGCGCACCGGGATGCGGATAAGCGAGCGCACGCTGATTTTCCCTTCAATATTTACCAGCCACTCGCCGTCATAGATATCGTCGAAGGTTTTGTCGATTACGTACTGCGCTTTCTCATCCTGCAGGCAGAACGGATCGCCCGGAAGCGGTACGCCCGCGCGGAAAAATACCTTGTCGAATACCGCATAGCCCGCATCAAACAGCTGACCGTCTACCAGCTTACGCCGCGGCAGCCTGAGGATGTCTGACGGCTGGTCGGCGTACTTCTCACCCTTGCCGGTCGCCAGCCACTCCAGCGACACGCCGGTTTCGGCCATGCAGCGCACCACGATATCGGCAGGAAAGCCGCCGCGCTTATAGCGAGAGGAGAGGCTGCTGGCAGCCATATCCAGATGCTGCGCCAGCATCATTTTGGAGGGGAAGCCGTACGCTTCGATGACCCGGTCCAGTACGGACGCACTGTCGCTACTTAAATCAATATTGAAATCAGCCACGTAAACTCCAGAACTCCGCAAAATGCGTATTGCGAATTGACACTTCGCAAAATGCGAATTATTCTGACCTCGTCTTGTTGATTATGCGAATGATGTTGGCTATTACCGAGCGCAACCGAAACGAGGAGTTTGCCTTATGCGTCCTGACATTACAATCACTATCCCTGTCCCCTTTCTGCCGCTGCATGAGTACTGCCGCCTTACCGGTACCGCTATCGGCACCGCACGGGACATGATCCGCGACGGCCGCCTGCCGGTGCGAAACAAAAGCGACAAGCCCCGCGCCCGGGTGGAGGTCAACATGGCCGCGCTCACCGTGGAAGCGCTGAGCGGCTGTGCAATTTCGCTTAACGCGCAATAAACGTCTTACTTTTCGCAATTTACGAATTCCAGGGCGGCTACGGGAGGCGCGATGGCTATCGAAGGCACAGCAGCAACGGTTCCGCTGAGCATTGGTGCCCGTACGGCGGGGTTGAACCACATCGCCGCGCTGCGCGCCCGCCACTGGGACCACAGCGGCTGGGCGCAGGTGACGCGCTTTCTGGACGACATGCGCGATCGCCGCGACCCGGCTTTTCACGATAACCAACGGGCGCTGGCCGCACTGTTTTATCTGGCAAAGATCCCGACTGGTCGACATGCGTTACCGCCTGAGGCGTTAACGCTGCAGGAACAGCAGGCGCTTATCCGGGCCATGAACCATCTTCGCGCCGTGGTGAGCCTGTTTCCTGACCGACTGACCCTGGCGCAATAACACATATCAACACTCATGGCGTAAACCCGCCGGGCCTGCTGTTGCCCCTATTCAGGAGAAGTACCATGCACAACGTTATTACCCACCCTGTGGATGCACCTTACGACGAACCGCTGGCCGGAATGCTGCACCAGACGCGTATGGAGGAGCGCAAGCTCAGCACGCAGGCGCTGGCCACCCGGCTGACGCGGCTGGCTGGCAAAATCAGCCGCGACGGGTTGAACGCCGCCGAAGCGGCAGCCCTGCTGAGCGAGGAAGCGATCCGCTTCGAGCACGCTGCGCAGGAGATCGACTGATGGCCGATGAAATCGATATTGCTCAGCAGTACGAGCAGGAGGCGCGGGAGCGGCATATCCTCCGGGCGCGCTCCCGGCCTGTTCGGCCAACCCGACTCACCTGCGAACGGTGCGACGAACCGATCCCGGCGACGCGGCGCGCCATTCTGCCCGGCGTGACCTGCTGCGTGACCTGCCAGCAGATCGAGGAGCTGAAGCAGAAGCACTACCGGAGCGACCTGTGAGCGAGGTGCTCTACGCCTGGCCGTGGAACGCTCCGCGGCCGGCAATCGCCACGCCGGGGTTGACCGCCGCGCAGGAGCAGCAGCGCAATAAACGCATTGCCGCCCTGCTGGACGCGCGCCGCGAGCTGGATCGCTATCCGACCTGCGTGACGGCGGGCCTGCGCCAGCGCTTTACCTGGCTGGCAGACCAGCGCGGCGCGCCACGGGCGAATACCGCGCTGATCGCGTTTTGCCGACGGGTGCTGCCGCGCCTGGCGCACGTCACCGAACGCTACCGGGCCGGCGGCGTCCAGCAGGTGATTTCCAGCGAGGTATTCGACTACCGTTTTGATGACGCATACCGGCGCTACCTGGCGACGCGGGTGATGGATCTGCTGGCCCGTTTTAACCGCCTGCCGGACCTGACAAAAGCCGATATCGACCTGCTGGGCGGCGACATCGCCAGCCTGATCCGGGGTGAGCTGGACAGCGCGCCCGACGAGGCGAGCAGCGAGCTGAAAACCCTGCACGGCTGGTATCTGCGCGCCGCCCACCTCTGCCAGCAGTTCACCCTCACACCGCCGGGCTGGGAACGCATTACCGGTCGCTACGCCTGTGAGGAGGAGCTTGGCCCGGCCATTATGCGGATGTGCAACGCCCTGTGGTGGCGCGGCCGCCTGCGCCGCATCGCCAGCGCATGGCGGGAACATCTGCAGATCGCGGTCGGCAACGTGAGCCGACGCCGCACCCCTTACGCCAGCAAAAGCTGCCTCAGCGAGTGGCGCGAGCAGAAGCGCCGCACCCGTGAGTTTCTCAAAGGCATGGAGCTGGAAGATGAAGAGGGGAACCGCATCAGCCTGATCGATAAATATGATGCCTCCCAGGCCAACCCGGCGATCCGCCGCTGCGAGCTGATGACCCGCATCCGTGGGTTTGAGGATCTCTGTGCCCGGCAGGGCTACGTGGGTGACTTTTATACCCTGACTGCCCCGTCCGCTTTCCACGCCACCCTGAGCGCCGGCTGCCCGAACCGTCACTGGAACGGTGCCAGCCCCGCCGACACCCAACGCTACTTTGCTTCCCTGTGGGCGCGGATCCGCGCCCGGCTGCATCGCCAGCAGATCCGCCTGTTCGGCATCCGCGTGGCTGAACCGCATCACGATGGTACCCCGCACTGGCATCTGCTGGCGTTTATGCGTCCGGAAGAGGTAGACCAGGTGCGGGCGATCCTGCGCGACTATGCCTGCGAGGCCGATCGTGACGAGTTAACCGATGAACGCGCCCGCAAGGCACGCTTTCACGCCGTTGCTATCGACGCCGATAAAGGGTCGGCCACCGGGTATATCGCCAAGTACATCGCCAAAAACGTTGATGGCTACGCGCTGGAAGGGGAACGCGACCGGGAGAGCGGCGGGCTGCTGAAACAGAGCGCGGCGGCGGTGTCGGCATGGGCGGCGCGCTGGCATATTCGGCAGTTTCAGTTTATCGGCGGGGCGCCGGTCACGGTGTACCGCGAGTTGCGCCGTCTGGTGGATGACCGCGCCGCGCAACGCCTGAGCACCGAGGTGGCATCGATGCAGCAGGCTGCGGATAACGGCGACTGGGCGGGATACGTGACCGCGCAGGGCGGGCCGTTTGTCCGGCGCGATGCGCTGCGGGTACGTCTGTGGTATCAGACCGGCGAGCAGCGTAATCCGTATGGCGAAGCAAAAATGATGGTGCGCGGCGTGTATGACACGGCGCTCGGACGCGAGCAGCCGCTGGTGACGCGCCTGAAAACCTGGAAAATCGTGCCGAAGCGGGCGGATGTCGGAGCAGAGGATAGTACGTGCGCTTGGAGTTCTGTCCCTAACTGTACGGATCCGCATTCCGGATCGGCGCCGGAAACCGCAATCCCGCTGACCCGCCCGGAACGGCGTCGCTTAACGGCCCGGCTCCGTTTGCCGAAGAGGCGCAGGCCCGCGTTTGTGCCCGGGCGGGCGGATGAGCGCGACGCGATCCGGCGGATCGTGACCGATATCCACATCGTCACCGGCGAAACCGTTTCTGACGGCCAGGCTTACGCCCTGTTGAAAGGGGCCACGGCGCACATCAACGGCGTGTGGTGTCGCGGGGCATACCGCGGCGAACTCTTCGGAATATCACCCTGTGCACGGCGGCAAACCGCGGCCCAGCGGCACCGTGCGGCTCAGGACATACTCGCCCGATTTGCGGCGATCCGGCTGCAAAAGTGACCGCAAACGTGACGCGATCTGACGGTGAATATTCTTTTATTATCAGCAGGATAAAAAAATGAAAGATTGGTTCGTTTACACGTTTTCAAATAACCCCTGGCGTGATACTGTATATGTATACAGTGCTTTTGGTGGTAGGGGAGGTCACGTGGATCAGGGGTTGAAAGAGCAGGTGATGTTAGAGCGGGTCGAGTTAATTGCCCGTCTTACGTCGGAAGGGGCCAGCCAGGAGAGGGACAGAGAGATCGCATTGAATTTGATTGCAGAGCTGGCCAGCGGGCAGATGATGACCGACGGCAACTACAGCGTGACGTTCTCCGTTACCCCCACGACCAAAAAATAGCGCTGCAACGCAGGTACGCCGGCTGCCAGTATCGTGCTCTGCCCGTGTGCCTTCACCCTACGCTTGCCCGGCCACCCGTGTGCCGCCACCGAACATGTCACACCGTTTTGCCCGCCCTCTCCGGCGGGCTTTTTTTTGCCTGCGATCCGCGGTGTTGTGTCGCCCGCGGGCCATCTGCCTTGCATAGCCGCCCAGGCCGCGCTGCGGGAAAATAGCCTCAGGCCCTGCGGTGACGCGGGCTTGCGACGCGGCTTCTCAGCGCTGCGCCTGTTTTCACTGACCGTAACGAGGAGCGACACCGATGAACATTATCGCCAGACAGGGGGACACGCTCGATGTGATTTGCGATCGCTACTATGGCCGCACCCAGGGCGTGGTCGAACGGGCGCTGGCGGCCAATCCAGGGCTCGCCTCGCTTGGGGTCGTTCTGCCGCACGGCACGGTTGTCGAACTGCCCGAGGTACCAGCCTCACCCACCCGGGAGACCATCAACCTATGGGACTGACCGGAGAGAAAATCAGTTCGTTTATTGCCTACTGGCTGAGCGCTGGCCTGGCGTTTTTTGGAGCGATGACGCCGCAGGATTTTGCCGCCTGGTTCGGCGTGCTGGGGGTGTTCTGCACCGTCGGGGTGAACTGGTACTACCGCCGCAAAAGCTATCTGCTGCTCAAGTCCGGCGGTGACGAGGTGTTCCGTGAACTCACTCGCTAAAACCTGCAGCCTGGCGACGGTGCTGGGGCTGGCGCTGCTGGTGCCCGATTTCCGGCTGCTGCACACCTCCCGTGCCGGACTGGCGCTGATTGCCGATCTGGAGGGGTGCCGGCTTCGTCCCTACCAGTGCAGCGCCGGGGTCTGGACCTCGGGCATCGGCCATACCGCTGGCGTGGTCCCTGGCCGCACCATTACCGAGCGCGAGGCCGCCGCCAATCTGGTCAGCGACGTGCTGAACGTGGAGCGCCGTCTCGCGGTGTGCCTGCCAACAGCGATGCCTGACCCGGTCTACGACGCGGCGGTGAGCTTCGCCTTCAACGTGGGCACCGGCGCGGCCTGCCGCTCGACCTTCGCCACCTTTATCCGGCGTGGCGAGTGGCAGCAGGCGTGCGCTCAGCTGACGCGCTGGGTGTACGTCAACGGCGTGGTCAGCAACGGGCTGAAGCAGCGTCGCGCCCGGGAACAGGCTTACTGCCTGAAGGGGGCATGATGCGCGCGCTGCTTGCCCTGCTCGCACTGCTGGTTGCCGCCGCCGCGTGGCTGGGTCACGAGAACCGTCAGCTTGCCCGATCGCTCGACGCCGCCCACCGCGCAGCGGAAACCCAGCAGCAGACCATCGGCTCGCTGCACGCCCGCCTCGCCGCGGAACGAACGCAGAGCCGTAACAATGAACGCGCCCAGCTCGCCCTGCGCCAGCGGCTTGATGCCGCCGGAACGCTGGCGACCCGCCGGGAGCAGACCCTCACGAGGCTACTTCATGAAAATGCCGCCCTTCGCCGCTGGTATGGCGCTGAGCTGCCTGATGCTGTGCGTGAGCTGCACCAGCGCCCCGGTTACGCCAACGCCGGTGATTATCTCCAGCGCCTGTCCGCGGGTGACGCTCTGCCCGATGCCGGGCAGCGATCCGCACACTAACGGCGATCTGAGCGCCGATATCCGCCAGCTTGAGCACGCGCTGATCGCCTGCGCGTTACAGGTTGAAACCGTTAAACATTGCCAGGACGAACTCGATGCTAAAACCCACTAGCCTGCGCCAGGCGCTGGTCGCGGCGCTGCCCGCGCTGCACGACAACCCGGAGCATTTACGCCTCACCACCGGCAGCGGGCGCATTGTCTCGACGCTTGCCGCCTCGCTCTCCTTTGAAGCGCACTACCCGTTGACCCTCACGCTTGCCCCGTTCAGCGGCGCACTGGAGGAGGTGATAACGCCGCTGCTGGCCTGGCTGCGGGTCAACCAGCCGGACGTTATGAGCCGCGCCGCAGAGCAGCCCGGCGGCATCGGCTGGCAGCTGACGACCGCCGATGACGGCAGCCAGCGGCTGGAGATCCAGCTGACGTTAAGCGAACGCGCCATTGTCAGCCAGCAGGAGGGCAGCCTGCACACCGTCTGGGTGCCGGAGCCGCAAGAGCCCGCCCCGGTGACCCGTCCGGTAGAACTCTGGATGAAAGATGAGCTGGTGAGCCGCCCGTCGTCGCCGGACGAGGGCTGAACAGGCGCTGCGCCGCTGCATTTACCCGTTCGCCCGTGACGGCTCGTTGTGTGGGCCGCCTGCGGGCCGGATGAAATGGTCGCTGACCTCCATTTATCGCATCCTGAACCTATGAACACATACGCATCGATTCATGACATAGCACGCGCACTGCGCAACCTGATCCGCACCGGCGTGATCGTGGAAACCGACCTTACCGCCGGGCGCTGCCGGGTACAGACCGGTGGGATCACCACCGGCTGGCTGCAGTGGCTGACCCAGCGCGCCGGACGCTCACGCAGCTGGTGGGCGCCTTCGGTTGGCGAGCAGGTGATGCTGCTGGCGGTCGGCGGCGAGCTGGAGACCGCGTTTATCCTGCCGGGCATTTTTTCCGACGCGCATCCCGCGCCATCGGCCTCGGCGGACGGCTGGCAGGTGACGTTTCCCGATGGCGCCACGCTCGCCTATGAACCCGATACCGGCGCGCTTCAGGTCGCCGGGATCAAAACCGCAGACGTTACCGCGGCAGAGTCCATCACCGCCACGGTGCCGGTAGTCCGTGTGACAGCCGACACCCGCATCACCCTGGACTCGCCGGAGGTGGTCTGTACCAACCGGCTGATTACCGGCTCAATCGAGGTGCAACGAGGAGGAACCATGACGGGCACTATCACCCACAGCGGCGGCGCGCTGACCTCAAACGGCGTGCAGCTGGACAGCCACACCCACGGCAGCGTGCAGCGCGGTGGTAGCTGGACGGAGGGCACCCGATGACGGCGCGCTATACCGGCATGGACCGTACCCGCGGCGCGGCGCTGGTGGATGAGGCGCACGTCAGCCAGAGCGTGCGCGACATCCTGATGACGCCGGTTGGTACGCGCGTGATGCGGCGCGAGTACGGCTCGCTGCTGTCGGCGCTGCTCGACCAGCCGCAGAACCCGGCCCTGCGTCTGCAGATCATGTCGGCGTGCTACATGGCGCTGCTGAAGTGGGAGCCGCGCATCACGCTCACCGCCCTGAACTTTGAGACCCGTTTTAACGGCGAAATGATCGTGGAACTTACCGGTCAGCTCACCGATACCGCGGGCGACATATCGTTAACCATTCCACTGAGCTGAGACTATGCCGACCATTGACCTGAACCAGCTCCCCGCCCCGGATGTGGTCGAGGAGCTCGATTTTGAAACCATTCTCGCTGAGCGCAAGGCGACGCTTGTCTCGCTCTATCCCGAGGCGGAGCAGGCGGCCATCGCCCGCACCCTGACGCTGGAGTCCGAGCCGCTGGTAAAACTGCTTGAGGAGAACGCCTATCGCGAAGTGATGTGGCGTCAGCGCGTCAACGAGGCGGCGCGAGCGGTGATGCTGCCCTACGCCGCCGGCAGCGACCTCGACGTGCTGGCCGCGAACAACAACACCGCGCGGTTGGTCATTACTCCCGCCAACGACAACGCCATCCCGCCGGTTCCGGCGGTGATGGAGTCGGACAGCGATTTTCGTCTGCGTACCCAGCAGGCGTTTGAAGGGCTGAGCGTCGCAGGGCCAACCGGCGCCTACGAGTACCACGGGCGCAGCGCGGACGGCCGCGTCAGCGATATCTCGGTGGAAAGCCCCAGCCCGGCCAGCGTCACCATTACCGTGCTGTCGCGGGAGAACGAGGGGAAAGCCGATGCCGATCTGCTGGCGGTGGTCGAGCGCGCGCTGAACGCCGAGTCGGTGCGCCCGGTGGGCGATCGGGTCACGGTGCAGGCGGCGGAGATTGTGCCCTATACCGTCACCGCCACGCTGTTCTTCTATCCGGGGCCGGAAGCCGGGCCGGTGCGCGATGCCGCTGCGCAGAAACTGCAGCGCTACGTCACCGCCCAGCATCGTCTCGGGCGCGATATCCGCCTCTCCGCCCTCTATGCCGCACTGCATGTGGAAGGGGTACAGCGCGTCGAGCTGAGCGAACCCCGGGCGGATATTCCGCTGGGTAAGCATCAGGCCTCCTGGTGTACCGGCTACACGCTGCTGGATGGGGGCGCGGATGAGTGACGACCGCCTGTTACCGCCTGGCTCCTCGGCATTAGAGGTGGCCGCCGCCCGGGCTGCGGCGGAGATTGCGCGCGTCCCTGTTCTGTTACGCACCCTGTGGAACCCGGCCCTGTGCCCGGCCCGGCTGCTGCCCTATCTGGCCTGGGCGCTCTCCGTAGACCGCTGGGACGAGAGCTGGCCGGAGGCCACCCGGCGCAGCGTCATCGCCTCGGCGTTCTATATCCACAAGCACAAAGGCACCATCAGCGCGCTGCGCCGGGTCGTTGAGCCGCTCGGGTTCCTGATTGAGATCCGCGAGTGGTGGGAGCGCAATGAACAGCCCGGCACCTTCCGACTGGTGGTTGGGGTGCAGGATAACGGCATCACCGAAGCGATGTTTCAGGAGCTGGAGCGACTGATTGAGGACGCGAAGCCCGCCAGCCGCCACCTGGTTGGGCTGTCGATCAGCCTGAGCACTAACGGCGCCTTCTTTGTCGGCGCTAACAGCTACGGCGGCGATGCGTTAACGATTTACCCCTATGTGCCTGAAAGCATCACCGTGAGCGGGGGCTTCTACCCGGCTCAGGCGATTCATCTTGTTGACAACATGAGAGTAACTGCATGACCGCGAAATATTTTGCCATTCTGACCAATCAGGGAGCCGCCCGGCTGGCAAATGCCACCGCGCTCGGCACAAAGCTGAACCTGACGCAGCTTGCCGTCGGCGATGCCAACGGCGTTCTGCCGATGCCCAACCCGGCGCAGACCGCGCTGATCCACGAGCAACGCCGCGCGCCGCTCAACCTTATCGAGGTGGATCCGCAAAATCCGGGGCAGATCATCGTCGAGCAGATTATCCCGGAGGACGAGGGCGGATTCTGGATCCGCGAAATCGGTCTTTATGACGACGAGGGGCTGCTGGTCGCGGTGGCCAACTGCCCGGAAACCTACAAACCGAAGCTCCAGGAGGGGAGCGGGCGCACCCAGACTATCCGCATGGTGCTGATTGTTTCCAGCACCGAGGCGGTGACCCTGAAGATCGACCCGTCGGTAGTGCTGGCGACGCGTAAATACGTTGACGATAAGGTTATTGAGGTAAAGGCGTATGCTAACAGCCTGCTGAAAAAGCACGTCGACGCCGCGAACCCACACACCCAGTACCCGCTGATCGCCAATGCGCTAAAAGAGATGGCCGACGCCGGGCTGGTAAGCGAGGTTCTTAAAAACCTTGGTTTGGGGGAGTTAGCGAGCGTTGGAGTTAATTATGGCCGCACAGGAACGAACGGATATATTCGTCTCCCTATGTTAGTTAACGGAACGGTAAATAATGTAATTTTGCAATGGGGGGCGGGTTCGCCTGTTGATGGAAAGTCGATTGTGACTTTCCCTTTAGCGTTCTCGGAGAAACCCTACTATGTAGGTTTTACAAACCGGCAATCGCAATATCCTAGCGTTATGCAATCTCAGGTTATTGATGATTCAACTTTAAATAATACAGGTTTCATAACCAGGCAAATGTTCCTTACATCTGGTGGTTCTACCATAAACAATGGAAGCAGTGCGTTTTATTGGTTTGCATTAGGTAGAGTGTAATATTATCAATTAACAAAAGTGACTAATTATTTTTATGTAACTGCATATGAAATCCACTATAGGGAATAGAATGCGTGAGCGAACTTGGAAAAAGATCACCATCAAAATTGGTATCTTTTAATGGCTAAAAATTCAGAGTGAAAGCTTTTATAACCAATAAGCCAGCCTACCAGGCTGGCTTAGATTAACGGGTTTAAGGAATCATATCTTCCGACTGACCAAAATATGAATTACCGCAGCTTACGGTCGTGTGGGCCAATTTATTTCTGGCGCGCTGGAAATGTCTACCATCTCCAGCACGTCCAGATAATCGAGCCAGCCGTTAAAGTCTGTTTTCTCATCTTCGCTTAATCGACCGAGTGCAAGGCGTGATGGCCATTGCTGTTCATTGATAAAGGCGTTAGCGTAGCTGCGCAAGCTGGCCTTAGTCTGCTCAGCTTCTTTTACCGCAGCAGTCATTAACGCTGCGCTATCTGTTACCCACTCGCTACCATTCCAGACATCAAAACGTGTCGCTGGCGCGGAGGTGGTGGTACCGGCGGAATATTCGCCCGGATGAGTAATTTCTTGCGGCTCACCTGTTTCGGTGCTGTATACCGTCTGTCCACGATAATCTGGAAGATATTCCCATGCAGAGTTATCAGCTAAGCGGCAAGCAACCGTTCCGTCAGATCTCTGCTCTGGCATTTGTATGCAGGACTTCGCGGGTATGCCTACACCGACTGCGAGGTATTCAACACATGAAGATTGATATTCGCGTGTGATTTCATGGAAGTTATATACAGTGACATTCCCTGCTTGCACCGCGATCAATCCACTATCAAATTTTGCCTCAGTCATTATGCGGCCCTCACTATGTAATTAAACGCGATGTTACGCGGCCTGGTTTCATTGCCAAATAAACCATTCCCATATTTTGCATAGTATGTCTGCAAGGAGCTTGTGGATGTAGGGTTCGAATTATATATATCAGTCCCATCCGGGTAGTATGTGAGAATATCTATTTGATCTTTAAAAACAGCCGTCATTTTACCATTGGGGCTGGGTGAGGCCCCAGGGCCAGCAGCGGTTGGTAAATAATGAAGATGATCGATAGACATATGCACTTGTTGGCCTAATAAACTACGCCCTACATCCACCCCCCGCCCATCATCCCAGCCACGAATAAATTCCCCGCGCAGATCCGGTAATATCCCGCTGGGGTAGACTGCTGCCAGTTTCGGATAACGGGTTTTATCAAATGCCGCGCCGTTATATTTCAACCACCCCGCAGGCGGCGTGGCCGACGGCCAGGGTACCGGCACCCCCACGGGCAGTGCCGACCCTTCCCCCAAACCAAGGTTTTTAAGAACCGCTGTTTTCAGCCAGGTTACCTCCTTTCCCCCACCCGTGGCATGCTTACGTCTTTTTCGGAAGGGGAATTGCTATGCTGATCGGCTATGTCAGGGTGTCAACAAATGACCAGAACACGGCTTTGCAACGCCAGGCGCTGGAGTGCGCAGGATGTGAGCTGATTTTCGAGGATAAAATTAGCGGTAAGACCGCCGACCGTCCTGGGTTAAAGAAGCTGTTACGTATGCTCAGTGAGGGCGATACCCTGATGGTGTGGAAGCTGGACCGGCTCGGGCGCAGTATGCGCCACCTGGTGACCCTGATTGAAGAGCTGCGGGTGCGCGGCATCAATTTCCGCAGCCTCACCGACAGCATCGATACCAGCACTCCGATGGGCCGCTTCTTCTTTCACGTGATGGGGGCGCTGGCGGAAATGGAGCGCGAGCTGATCGTCGAACGCACCCGTGCCGGGCTCACGGCAGCGCGCGCCGAGGGGCGGATTGGCGGGCGGCGCCCGAAGCTGACCGAGGCGCAGTGGGCGCAGGCGGGGCGACTGCTGGCCGCCGGCGAGTCGCGCCAGCACGTGGCGATCCTGTTCGATGTGGGGCTTTCCACGCTGTACCGCAAATTTCCGGCGGGCGTATCGGCGGCCCCCGTTGTGCCATCCCTTTCCCAACCCTGACAAATAGCGCCCGGCGGCGCCAGACGTGAAAATGGACTCACCCCTTAACGATGGAGTGAACCGGATGAGTGATTTTCACCACGGCGTCCAGGTCGTCGAAATTAACGACGGCACGCGCGTCATTTCAACTGTCTCAACGGCAATTATCGGTATGGTCTGTACGGCCAACGATGCTGACGCGGCGACTTTCCCCCTTAACCAGCCCGTGCTGATTACCAACGTGCAGAGCGCGATTGGCAAAGCGGGCAAAAAAGGCACCCTCGGTGCGGCGCTGCAGGCGATTGCCGACCAGTCCAAACCCGTCACCGTGGTGGTGCGCGTGGAAGAGGGCAGCGATGAAGATGCGGAGACGGCGTTCGCCCAGACCGTTTCAAACGTCATCGGCACTACCGATGCCAGCGGCAACTACACCGGCCTGAAAGCGCTGCTGACCGCCGAAGCGGTAACCGGCGTGAAGCCGCGTATCCTCGGCGTACCGGGCCTTGATACCCAGGAAGTGGCGACCGCGCTGGCCTCGGTGTGCCAGAAGCTGCGCGCGTTCGGCTACATCAGCGCATGGGGCTGCAAAACCGTCTCTGAGGCTACGGCCTACCGCGCTAACTTCAGCCAGCGTGAGCTGATGGTGATCTGGCCGGACTTCCTCGCCTGGGACACCGTCAACAGCACCAGCGCGACCGCGTTTGCCACCGCCCGCGCCCTGGGCCTGCGCGCCGCGATCGACCAGTCCACCGGCTGGCACAAGACCCTGTCTAACGTCGGCGTTAACGGCGTGACCGGTATCAGCGCCTCGGTGTTCTGGGATCTGCAGGAGTCCGGCACCGATGCCGATCTGCTCAACGAAGCGGGCGTCACCACGCTTATCCGCAAGGACGGCTTCCGCTTCTGGGGCAACCGCACCTGTTCTGACGATCCGCTGTTCCTGTTTGAGAACTACACCCGTACCGCGCAGGTTATCGCCGACACCATGGCCGATGCGCACATGTGGGCAGTCGACAAGCCGGTTACCGCCACGCTTATCCGCGACATCATCGACGGCATCAACGCGAAATTCCGCGAGCTGAAGTCCAACGGCTATCTCATCGACGCCCAGTGCTGGTTCGATGAGAGCGCCAACGACGAAGCGACGCTCAAGGCCGGCAAGCTGGTCATTGATTACGACTACACGCCAGTGCCGCCGCTGGAAAACCTGACCCTGCGCCAGCGCATTACCGACAAGTACCTGGCAAACCTGGTCACCTCGGTCAACAACAGCTAAGGAGGCTGACCCATGGCATTACCGCGCAAGCTTAAATACATGAACCTGTTTCTGGATGGCACCAGCTATCTGGGCGTAGTGAAAGCGGTCACGCTGCCGAAGCTGACCCGCAAACTGGAGAACTACCGCGGGGGCGGCATGAACGGCGTCGCACCCGTCGATCTGGGTCTGGACGATGACGCGCTCTCCACCGAGTGGACGCTGGGCGGCTTTCCGGACGAGGCGATCTGGTCGCTGTACGGCGCGGTAAGCGCTGACGCGGTGCCGGTACGCTTTGCTGGCTCCTACCAGCGCGACGATACCGGCGAGATCGTGCCGGTAGAAGTGGTGATGCGTGGCCGTCTGAAGGAGATCGATGCCGGTGAAGCGAAGCCGGGTGAAGATACCGAGGCGAAAATCGCTGCGGTCTGCACCTACTACAAGCTGACCATCAACGGCAAAGCGCTGGTCGAGATCGACACCGTCAACATGGTGGAGATTATCAACGGCGTGGATCGTCTGGCACAGCACCGCCGCAACATCGGGCTGTAATCGTTAACCGGCCAGATGCTGGCCGGTTCTCTTCCCTTCGTACAGAGAGCACATCATGCAGAATACCCAAACCGTTATCCTCGAACAGCCGATCGCCCGCGGCGAACAGGTGATTACCGAGGTCACCCTGAGCCAGCCGAACGCCGGCACGCTGCGCGGCGTGGGCCTGGCGGCGCTGGCCAACTCTGACGTGGACGCACTGATCAAAGTGCTGCCGCGTATGACCAGCCCGACGCTCACCGAGCAGGACGTGGCGCAGCTGGCGTGGCCGGATCTGCTGGCCTTCGCGGGCAAGGTGGTCGGTTTTTTGTCGCCGAACTCGGCGCAGTAAGCTTCCCGAAATCGCTGATGGTCGACGATCTGATGGCGGACATCGCCGTCATCTTTCACTGGCCGCCCTCGGCGCTTTACCCCCTGAGCCTGACTGAGCTCATCACCTGGCGCGAGAAGGCGCTACAGCGAAGTGGAAACACCAATGAGTAACGCAAATATTGACGCACTGCTCAGGGCCGTAGGTCAGGCGTCGCTCCCGTTTAAATCCGTTGAGGCGGCGACCGCCTCGCTCAACGGCGATATACGCAGCCTGAACCAACGCTTACGCGATCTGCATCAGCAGATGGCGGACGTGGAGAGCTTTCAGCGCACCCGGCAGCAGCTCGCCCGCACCGAAATCGCGTTAAAAAACGCCCGTCAGGAGAGCCGGGCGCTGGCGGACACCTTCCACAGCAGCAAGCAGCCCGCGGCGGAGCTGTGGGAGGCCATGGCCGCATCCGGCACTAAAATACGCACGCTGAACCAGCACAACGCCAGCCTGCAGCGTACGCTGGAGAGCCAGCGGAATGGGCTGGAACAGGCCGGCATCAGCACCCGCAATCTCACCGGCACGCGGGCGCGGCTGAACGGCTCGATTCGCGATACCACCACTCAGCTTGAACGCCAGCACGAGGTGCAGGCGCGGGTGATGCGCCAGCAGGCGCAGATTAACGCCGTGAAACAGCGCTATCAGGCAGGCCAGGCGCGGGCGGAGCGCATCGGTGCCGCGACGGAGCCAGCCAGCAAGGTGGCGTCGGCAGGCGTGGCCGCCGGGAAAGCGTTGCTTCAGCCCGGCTATGCCTTTACCGAGAAGCAGGCCGCGGTGCAGCGCACGCTGGGCCTGCGCCGTGATGCGCCGGAGATGCAGGCTCTGCGCGATCAGGCGCGCACCTCGGATGCGACCACCGCGGTAGATGCAGCCAGCGCCCAGCTGGTGCTGGCGAAAGGGGGGAGCGACGCCGCCGCTATCGCCTCGCTGATGCCGCTGGTGCGCAGCATGACTCTCACGAATCAGGACTCCCAGGAGACAAACGCGGGTGTGGTGATGACCGCGGTCCAGTCCGGCACGCTCGACCAGCTGCGCGCGCAGTATCCTGCGCCCGCCTCGCCCCCGTCGCACGGCGCATCGGACAGCCTCGGCGGCGATATCCAGGCGCTACAGGCAGCGTACGAGTCCATCAGCATCGACATTTTTGCCGGGCAGGAGTCCTCCCTGCGCAAACTGGTGCAGACCGCTGCCGGCTGGCTGCAGAGCCTGGGGGAGTGGATTGCGGATAACCAGACCCTCACCAGCACCCTCGGGATTATCGCCGCAGCGGTGATTGGCGTGGCCGGCTTTATTGGTTCCATTGGCGCGGTGGTGTGGCCGGTGATGACCGGTATCAACATCATCATTGCCGCCGCGGGCACCCTCGGCACGGTCTTCAGCATTGCCGGCGGCATTATGGCGACGGCGCTCGGCGCCATTTCGCTCCCGATTGTCGGCATTGGCGCGGCCATCGTGGGTGTGGCGATGCTGCTCTACAAATACTGGGAGCCGGTGAGCGCGTTCCTGGGCGGGCTGTTCAGCGGCATCGCGCAAGCGGTGAAGGCGGCGTTTGGCCCGCAGATCGAGATGTTTGGTGCGCTGGGAGAGGCGATTGGCGCGATCTGGCAGTGGCTGTCCGACCTGCTTGAACCGGTGCAGATGGGTAAAGAGGCGCTGAACAGCTTCCGGGATGTGGGCGTCCTGTTTGGTCAGGCGCTGGCGGATGCGCTGCTGCTGCCGCTCAAGGCGTTCAACACGCTGCGCAGTGGCATCGACTGGGTGCTGGAGAAGCTTGGCGTCATCAACAAGCAGCGGGCGCCGGTAGACGAGGCCGCAGAGAAAGCGAAAGCGAGCATCCCGGACGCGATCCCGGCGTCTGACGGTGAGATAAAGGGCATCACCCGCTACCAGACCACCGCGGCACCCATCAGCCGCAATAGCGTGGATCAGAGCCAGCATCACTACACCATTAACATCAACGGGACGGGACTGTCGGAAGCCGAGGTTGCCCGGACTGTGCGTAGCCAACTGGAGAGCTACGAACAGCAGCGCCAGAGTCGTCGCCAGGCCAGTATGCAATATGACGTGTAAGGAGGTGGAATCATGATGTTCGCACTTGGCATGTTTGTGTTTATGCCCCGCACGCTGCCTCTACAAAGCGCGCAGCGCACGGTGGCCTACCGCTGGCCATCCGGTAGCCGGGTGGGTAACCGCGCCGCCTACCAGTATCTGGGGCCGGACACGGATACCCTCGTGCTGACCGGCGCGCTCTACCCGGAGCTGACCGGCAGCACGCTGTCACTCGCCGCGCTACGGCTGATGGCCGAGCAGGGCCGGGCGTGGCCCCTGATTGACGGCAGCGGGTTTATCTATGGCCTGTATGTGATTGATAAGGTCACCGAGACCGGATCGGAGCTGATGAGCAACGGTAGCGCCAGAAAAACCGACTTCACGGTGTCCCTGACACGCGTCGATCCGCCGCTGACCGCGCTGCTCGGGGATATCACCCAGCAGGCCGGAGAACTTTTAGCGAAGGCGAAGGGGGCGATCGCCGGGATCGCGGGAGGCGCGTGATGATCGATCTGAAGCTGACCGATGCCGGCGCGTCGCTAGCGCCGGATTTCACCCTGACGCTCGCCGGGAAAGACATCACCCGTAACGTCAGCGAGCGTCTGCTAAGCCTCACCCTGACCGACAATCGGGCGTTTGAAGCCGATACGCTGACGCTGGAGATTGACGACACCGACGGGCTGGTGGAGCTGCCGGCACGCGGCGCGGTGCTGGCGCTGTCGCTGGGCTGGAAAGGCAGCGGGCTTATCAGGAAAGGCACCTTTACCGTGACCCAGGTGACGTTCAGCGGCGCGCCGGACAAAGTCTCCATCGTCGCCAACAGTGCCGATTTTCGCGGATCGCTCAACGTTAAGCGGGAAGCCTCTTACCACGACACCACGCTAAGCGCCGTGGTGTCGCAGGTGGCCGCGCGCAACGGACTGACGTCGGCGGTGGCGCCGGCGCTTGCGGGGATCGCTATCCGGCATATCGACCAGTCGATGGAGTCGGATATCGCGTTCCTCACCCGGCTGGCCGGCAAGAACGGCGCGGAGGCGACGATTAAGAACGGCAGCGTGCTGTTTTTACAGCCGGGGCAGGGGACGACGGTGAGCGGGCAACCGATAGCGCCGCTTGCCATCACGCGTGGCGCGGGCGACAGCCATGCGTTTACCATAGCCGACCGCATGGCCTACACCGGGGTTATCGCCAGCTGGCTTAATACCGCTGTCCCCGATCCTCAGGCGAACAGCGTTACGCTGAATCGTAAGCGTGCTGATGCGCCCCCGGTTAGCGCAGCGCATCCGCGAGCCCAGGCAACAATGCCTGCAGGACAGGCGAAAGCGGAAAATTACCTCATGGGCGAGGCGGATAACGCCTTTGTGCTGACCGAAAGTTTCAACAGCAAAGAGGAGGCGGTGCGCGCCGCGAAAGCGAAGTGGGACGCGTTGCAGCGCTCTGCCGCGACGTTCAACATCACCCTTGCAATGGGGCGCGCCGATCTCTATCCGGAAACCCCGGTGACCGTCAGCGGCTTTAAGCGCGTTATCGATAGTCAGCAGTGGACCATCAAAAAGCTGGACCATAGTCTGGACAACCGCGGCTTCACCACCAAAGTTTATCTCGAGGCAATGTTGAATAATGTTGAATATGAGGAAAGTATTAGCCAGGCGTGAATAACGTTTCAGGGGAATGCTAAAGAATGGGATAATTATTTCCATCAGCTCACAGAGGGAAAATAATATGTTTCATTGCCCGCAGTGCCATTCTTCTGCCCATGCCAGAACCAGCCGTTATTTAAGTGAGAATACCAAAGAGCGCTATCACCAGTGCACCAATGTGAACTGTAGCTGCACCTTTGTCACCATGGAATCCGTTGAACGGTTTATCGTTGCGAAACCGAAAAATGAGGATGGCGGGGTGCGGAAAGGGCTGTAATCAGAATTGTATGCTTGCGATAAAAACAGGGCGTCGGGGGATGCCCTATTTTTGTTATTTGACGGTAAAGCTCTTCCTGATAAGTCTACGTGATACGAGTGCCCCAGAGAGCGCAGCGTAAAGAACATTGTGAATTGCCTATTCCTCTTCCAGGTCCTGTAATGCCTGCCTTGCTGCGTTTTCAATAGTCGTACAGAGATGGGTATTACGTGCTGGGCAGTCTTCTTTGGCATTTTTCACGATCAGCGTTAAATCACTATCGTCTGCCGTAGTATTGATATGTTTAACAACCCAGGATTCAAATATTTTGTCCTTATTCGTCATGACGTTTAATTGATCCAGAGTACGCCAGTCTTTTGCCAACAGTGTGCCAATAGTGTGTGATAACCCCTCGGCAATATAACCGTCATCGCACTGTTTATATTTTTTGAAAAATGAACTCACGCCTGCCCAGTCCTGAATCTTACTGGCTGCTGCGTCGGCAGTATCCATCTCTTTTACCGTGGTACAGTCACCCGCATACACAGATGCAGAGAGCGATAGCATCATGATCACCACTAACTTTAATTTCATATAAGACTCATTCCGAGGGGAATATAAATATGTTCATATTTCTGTGTTGCGCTTATGGCGGCACAGCCGCTGTTATTACTGATGGTAATGGTTGAAAGCGATGATTTGGCCATACTTTCTTTTATTCTTTTCATTGCGTCATCTGTTGTGCGGATACATCCCATTGTGGGATGTTCCGGACCTGGTTTGCGACGAGCATGGGCGCGACCTGAATGTACACCTACGCCGGGATGACCAGGATAACCAAAGCGTATAATACCCCACGCGCCATAAGCGCCCTCTGCGTTATCACCGGGGTGCAGGTGTGGCGTTGATTTATCCAGTATTTGGTATGTGCCATTTTCCAGATGTTTGAGTGTGGCTCTGTGATCAACATTGTTATATGCAGTCCAGATACCCATGACAGAACCATCCGCACTCAGCAACGTGAGCGTGTGAGTACATCCGTTGAAAGAGAGTGTAGTCATATCATCAGCCCTAAGCCGTGGCGCGTTCGTTCCAGGCATCGGAGTGAACCAGGTTACCGTCTACATATTTCCATGTGATCTTTTCGTATCTGAGATCGACTATTTCCATATGGTTCAGGTGCTGGCTATGAGGGTCTTTACAGTTGGCCATTACAGGGGGAATGGATACCACCCTGACGTTCTCCAGCATCATGTTGAAATATTCAACTTCTTGCCCGGCGTCGTTAACCTTGTACCATTTCAGCTCTGCAGATTTCAGCTGCTGACCAGTTGAAACAGCTTTATATAAATAGGTTGAAGCGCTATCGAACTCTTTACCGATGGTAAACGCACCATGAACACGCGTTCCGGTGAGCTTTCCAGTATTGCCGTCAGTAGGGATGTGCAGGCCATGCGTAAAACTCAAGACCTCAATGCTGCCTTCGCGGCCTTGAACATCAGATGAACCTTTAATTACGGCGCCGCCATCGTCTTTTAAAAAAAGGTGCGCAGGGATAGGCATGTGGGTAACTCCTTGTAAGTGTGTGACAGTCCATTAACCCTACAACGCATTAATCTGTGTAAATGTAATATTTGATTGACGCAAATTAACCATGATTTGAGTGGCTGATTATGTTTGGCGTTTCATTCATGTGGTGCGTAAAAAGCAGGAGGAAAGCGCAATTCTTATGCAATAAAAAGGGGCGTAATGACAGGTGTGTAGCTTATGTTAGCTCTGAAAATACAAAGCATTATGCATAAGCCGGTCTTTAAATCGTAAAGTAATATGCGCAGAAAATCACAGTGGGTTCGGGATAGTTATCGTTACGCGTTTCGATATTGCACAAAAGCCTGGCGTTACGTAATCAGAATGGCGTCACGCCATCTTTTCGCAATAAAAAGGTCTTGAGTGTGAATGACCTTTTATGATTCTATAGAGGTTTCGTTTAAACCTTTAATATTCTCCTGATTTAATGACGACCTAGTACATTTTCCCTCACATTTTTGTTTAGTTTTTCGCATACAAGAGGATGGTAATGCTCATTTATATAAAAATTCAAATTACAACCTTCTATATATTCCCCCTCAGCAAAGGATTCAAATAATATGACAGGGCTATAGTTATATCTATTGTTATAAGTTACGCTTGAAATGTTAAAAACATAATCTTCTGGTTTCTGGTTATCCTGAAATTTTTTCAGTAATGTCATTAGCCCTTTGGGTTCTGAGGTGAAAAGCTCTTCAATGTCAGAGCGGTGTTTGAAATCAAATAAACTATCAATACATTCTTTATAAATTGGATTTATTTCACAGAAGAAGGATGTTTTATCTATTTTATGTCGTCTGATAATAATTTCATTGTCACAAAGACCTACGAATGCTTTGTTCAAGTCACTTACAGTAGTTTCATGAATTCGTATTGTGGTGCCGGCTTTTTTTAAAGATAGTAATATTTTCTTTGCGTCATAAGGATAGGAATCAAAACTCTTCTTGAATAATTCTACCATTTCAACTTGGTGCTTAATTCTCGCTTCATCTAATTTTAATTTTTTTAATGCTTCTTGCTGTTTTTTACGCCTCGTTCTAATAGCGCTCATGATAAACTCAAATAAGCTAAAAAGTATAGAAGATAGTAGTGCTCCAATTGAAAACCCTATAATGGTTATTAATGTAATCGATAACTCATTAGGAATTTTAAAAGGTTTAAGCTCAGGCTCAACAAAAACCCAACTGCATATAATTGCGCAAGAAATTATTAGGAGTCTTAAGGGAGCTTTGAAAGAAACCAAATTAGAAAGGTATGTTAACGCAGTTGATATAGGGTCAGCCATCATTGCCTCCTGATTCTAGTAATCATACTTTCATCTGCAACGTGTTGCTAAGTAGAAAAAAGTTCGGGACTTTCCACAAGTAATCATGAGTGCTGCGACACTTGCTACTTGGCTAAAGAGGAAAAAGCTTAAGGGGTTATGCTAAGTTCATGATAGATATAGGGAAATTTGGTGGCCCCTGCTGGGTTTGAACCAGCGACCAAGCGATTATGAGAACGCTGCCCCGTCATTATAAATCAATGAGTTACATTAAAAACAATGAGTTACGGTTTGAATGTTGGTGAAGGTTATTGCATGTTTGAGTCCTGAGGGGGCAAAAAGGGGACACTTTATCGCTAAGGCTTTAATCCTTCGGCAAGCACATATAACCCCGGATACTTTATCAGACATTTTTTTGCTTCATCGTTGTTAAAAAAAGCATATGACAGTAACCAGAACGTTCTATTTCTATATGTCAAAGAACAGAATAAATTGATAGCTTCGGTGCGCAGTTCTTCGTCCTTTATAGATTTAATGATGTCTAAAATATTTAATATAACCGAAAATTCCTCTGGATAAGATATTCTTGTATCTTTTAAGACTTCACGTGTTGTTTTGATAGGGTCAAAGCGCCAATCAGCATTGTTATGCTTGTCAATGTTTATATTGATCTGAAATCTTTTTTGTAAAGCCGTGACGTAGTAATTTTCATTTACAGTTATAAAGTTTCCATTGTTCGGTGAGTAATATTTGTTATCTCGACTGTTCATTTTTTCATTTAGAGAGTTTATATGATGAACAAGTAAATTTTTAATTGAATCACCTTTTAACTGATTCAACTGTTTTCTGTTGTAGTCGAGAGTGAGGTAAAGGGTTAAGCACAAAACAAAAATACTTATTAGCCCAAATGCAGCACTATAGAATCCGCCGAAAAACGATCCAAAATTTGACCAGTCTTGATTTTTAGATGAAAGGCCATATTGATGGAAGGTATCCCAATATAAATAACTGGGGGTGATTATAAAAGCTAAAATCAAAAAAATGAGAATAACAGCGGAAATTTTTTTAAGCATATATCTCACCTAGTGGATTTAGACGTGTGGCTTCTTCTAAATGATCCGGAGCAAAATGAGCATAACGCATAGTCATTTTTATATCCGTATGACCTAGAATCCTCTGTAAAACAAGGATATTGCCACCTTTCATCATAAAATGGCTTGCAAAAGTATGGCGCAAAACATGTGAAAGTTGGCCGTTTGGCAAATTAAGGTCTGCCCGTTCTACAGCTTTGCGAAAAGCTGAGTAACAGGATTTAAAGTAACGCCCCGGCCTCTCTGGTTTAGGTAGGGCATCACAGAAGGCTTTGCTGATAGGTACAGTCCTATTTCGATTTCCTTTAGTTTTAAAATAGCTGACCTTTAAATTTTTAATTTGTTTTGTTGTGACTGATTCAGCCTCATCCCATCTCGCACCAGTCGCTAGGCACAGACAAGCGACCCAGTAGACACTCTCGTTACGACTTTTTAAACATTCGTCTAAAAGTCGGGTAATTTCTTCATTTTCTAGGTATGCCAGTTCAGCCTCTTCAGATTTGAAGGGACGAACACCGGCCAGCGGATTATCTGATTTCCAGTGACCTAAACGCTTCAGCTCGTTAAATACGGCACGGAAATAAGCAAGCTCAAGATTCATTGTCCGTGGAGAGACCTGCTGCACACGGGAAGTTCTGATGATCTCGCCGGATAATCTTTTTTTGCGGTACAGAGAGAACATGGTTGCGTCAAACTCATGCGCCAGCGGCTCACCCATACTTTCACAAGCAAATAACATCGCCCCCTTGCGTTTTTCGCCATCATCCAGGGTTAAGCCGTGTTCATCGAACCACTGCCCCACCAAATCGCGTAGAGATCGCCTGTCTTCTTTGCCATTCAGCCAAGGTTTAACATGTATGTTTTCAAGGATGTGATTCTGATAAGCCAGAGCCTCGCCCTTTGTTGAGAATGTCTTACGAATACGCTTACTAGGCTTCCCCTTGGGTTTCCCTTCGGGGTAGAAATCGAGCAGCCATTTTCCATCAGGTTGTTTGCGGATAGACATGTTTATTGATTAAGAATGCGTTGCTTTTGTTGTTGAAATTCTTCTTCGCTAAGTATGCCCTTTTCCTTAAGTGCGGCGATTCGTTCAATCTGCGAAATTATGTCTGAATCATTAGATGCAGATGAATTTTTGCTTTCATCTTCTTTTTTATTTCGGGTAGCATTTATTAAATTTGTAAAAGGTATTACCGCGCCTTTCATAACATTTTTGATTGTATAATTCTGGCCGCTTGTAGAAATAATTATTTCACCAAGTAAAAGGCCCGTCTTTCCACCAACGCTAACAATATTGCGTAGGTTAACATCAACCTGCTTGACACCAAATAACATTCCTTTATCTAAAAATATCACCCTCTGATTTGTCAGAGTGATTAACCATGTATTGCCATCCATAGCTCCACTTGCAATAGCAATGGGTTGTTCGCCTTCATTTAAAATCGACGGCAGGTGATAAAACTCTTTTTTAGTAGCAAAAGGTGTGTCAGAAACAACGGCAGCTAAACGCTTGTATTCTTCTTTTAATTGCTGTGTTGTAGCCTTTTTATAATCAAGCATATCATGTCCTTATTGGTTTGTTATTTTTAAAACAATTCTTCCGATAACTTCAATATCATCTAATGCGCAGTCGAATGCCATTCCTACACCACTGATACGAACTTTTCTTATAGGTATTCGTACCAATGTACGAACACTGATTTTACCTTCTATATTAACTAACCATTCGCCATCGAATATTTCAGCGTACTTGCGATCGATTATATACTGCGCGCTCTCATCTAAAAGACAAAATGGGTCAGACGGTAGGGGAATGCCTGCCCGGAAAAACACCTTATCGAGCATTGCATAGCCAGAATCATAAAGCTGTCCATCCACTAGCTTCTGCCGAGGCAACTTGAGAATGTCCAGCTCGTCATTATCAAACTTTCTTCCTGAGCCAGTAGCTAGCCATTCTAATGAAACCCCTGTTTCTGCCATGCATTGAACAACTAAATCAGCAGGGAACCCACCACGACGGTATCTGCCTGAAAGGCTACTTGCGGCAAGATTAAAATGCTGCGCTAAAGCCAGTTTGGACGTAAAGCCATAAGCCTCAAGAATCCTATCCAGTACCGGAGCGCTTTCCCCATCAAAGTCGATTTTCAGCATATCCCATCATGCAAATCCATTCCCAAAATGAAAAGTCTGCATTGACAATTTTCATTATGAAAAGTAGCCTTGCCCTTGTAGTTTTCAAAAAGCGAAAGTTACTGAACTTTGCCGAGTTCAGATGAAAAGAGGATTTTGACGTATGCGACCTAACATTACAATCACCATCCCCACCCCTTACTTACCTCTCGAAGAGTACTGCCGCCTAACTGGTACGGCTAAAGGTACTGCCCGCGACATGATTCGTGATGGGCGTTTGCCTATTCGTGCAAAAGGCGACATGCCCCGTGGCCGTGTAGAAATCAACATGGCGGCCCTCACCATCGAAGCATTGAGCGAATGCCGTATTTCGCTCCAGGCGTAAAAGACCCTATCAATTAGGAATCCGCGAATCATGTACGATTACAAGGTATCCATACATAACTACCTTGATGGGGCTTGCCGTGCATTTGCTAGTGCGCATAACGTCGAGCAACTGGCTAAGAAGATTGGGATGCGGCCCGCTGTCTTGCGCTGCAAACTGAATCCTGATCAAGCCCATCAGCTCACACTTATGGAACTGATAGAGATTGTCGATCTTACTGAAGACCCCCGCATTCTTGATGGTCTTCTTCGCCAGTTGAATTGTCAGCCGTCAGTTCCGGTTAATAATGCAACAGCAGAAAATATGCAATTTTGTGCGCTGACGGCCGCGGCCAGCGTTGGTGTCATAGCTGGTGAGGCAGTGTCAGCAGAGCGAATGACTGCTGCGCGCCGCAATCAAATTCTTGACCGTGCCAGCGATGCGATACGCAGCTTGTCCTTAATCGTCTATTCCGTAGAAAACCGTTTTCAGTCAGCCCCAATTTTGGCGGCTGCGGTTGATCTCGTCACGACTAGCGCCACCGGCCTGATTTAAGGAGAAGTTTATGAAAGCCTTTGTTTGTTATCTGAAAAAACAATCACCATCAAAGCAGCTCGCCAGTGGTTCAACTGGCTGGCTTGAATTGCCGAACGGCCAGCGTATGAACCCCGGCCATCAATACAAGTTCAATGCTCGCGAGCCGGTGAAAATGCGCACCTGGGCGGTGATTCGCTTTCTAACTACCGGTGCGCGTCGTTTATGCGGCTCAGTAGGTGGGCGTCATGGCCAGTAACGAAGTCTGGTTATCACGTATACGCCGCCAGCACTTCAGCAACCGCAGCGAGGCCGCTGACTGGTGGAATAAATTAAGCCCGGAATGGCGTGGCGTGGTACTTCATGCCGCCGCTGTTAATTCGGGAGCAGGGGTCTTTAAAGCGCATCTGAGCAATTGTTGCTGGGCTGAGCTTTTCGAGCGTCTGGATTACCGCGCCATGATCCAGCTACGCCAGGGTATTTCGCGGGCGCGCCTGACGCTTGAGGGTTTCGGATCACTGCGCGATAGCGATTTTTCCCGAAGAACAGCCAACCGACCTGAAGTTAAAAAAGTCCATGTCGGGCGGGGGGTGAAAATGATCATCGCCCCTGAAATTCTGTACGCCATTGAACAACGCGAAAAGTTAAAGGAGCTTTAAATGAGCATCATTTCAGTAAACAGCACAACGCTGGCGCAGGAGTTTTCGGCCTGGCTTGTCCCTGTGAATTATGCGGAGGCTTTCACCAGCAAAAATACTGTTAAAGGCGGACGTGTGATTCTGCATCCGTTTTTCTTCAACGATACAGAGCACCTCACCAATCCCCGCCACTGGCTGGCAATCAATGCTGCGTACTGGTGCTGCGTCTACCGTGAAGCAGAAAGCGACGCCACGCAAGTTGAGGCGCTGGCAGGACTTCGCAGCAATTATTACGTGGCGGGCGCACTGGGTGTTGGTGAGATTAAAGCGCTAATCCACGAGTGGTGGCGCGCAACCTATGAGCTACACCAGACGCCTGCGCCTAACTATTCCGCAGTAATCAAAAAACCTTCTTTCCACTAATCAAACCATCTGAATTTTCAGGCCACACCTTACGTGGCCGGGGATTCTATTGCCCTGGAGAAATCTATATGACACCTAAACGCATGTTTGTTGACACGTCCCCGGCACCGATGAAAGACCTGTCAGAAATGCTCACCAAAGCCACGCAGGAAGGTAAGGCCGCAGCTGCTGACCTGTGTTCGCTTCGCCTTGATAAGCTTGCGGCACATGCTGCGAATGATGGATTGAGCGCTGCGGAGATAGTGGAATTAATCCGTGCTGAAGCGTCTGCGATCGCGAGTAAAGGCGGTGCTGCGTGGCAGTAAAATCCCCGCTTAAATGGGTTGGTAGCAAAGCCCGCCTTATGCCGCAGCTGCTTCCGCACCTACCGAAAGGTAAGCGTCTGGTTGAGCCTTTCGCCGGTTCCTGCTCCGTCATGCTTAACGCAGAATATGACGAGTATCTGGTAGCGGATGTGAATCCAGACCTGATCGCCTTTTATGAGGCAGTAGCAGCCGACGCTGATGCCCTGATTAGCCGTGCAAGGCATTTGTTCGAAACATTTAACAGCGCCGACGGTTACTATGATAGCCGTCATGCTTTCAATCATGATGATGATCCGGATTGGCGTCCGGCGTTGTTTTTGTATCTTAATCGCCACTGCTTTAATGGGCTTTGCCGGTATAACAAATCGGGTGGATTCAATGCGCCTTACGGTAAATACAAGCGCCCGTATTTCCCTGAGGCTGAGATAAAGGCATTTGCTGAGAAAGCCAGGCGCGCCACTTTCATCTGTGCCGGGTATTCTGCAACGCTGGACATGGTACGTGCCGGCGATGTGGTTTATTGCGATCCGCCTTATCTCACCGATTCAGAGAACTTCACCGCATATCATTCGAGCGGGTTTGACCATATCGATCATGGTCGGCTTTCTCGTAGGCTGAAAAAGCTGGCTGCAAAGGGCGTGCCGGTGGTTGCTTCGAATGCTGATCTCGATGCCGTGCATTATCTCTATGCTGGTTTCGAGTCGGTAAAAATCAGTGCGCCGCGTAGCGTCGGTGCCGCAGCTGCAAGCCAGAAGGTGGCAGCAGAGTTGATTCTGAAATCCCCTCTGTTTGTTGGTGCGAATGAGGCTGGCGAATGACGCTGGCCATGAACGGTAATCATCACGCCGTTGATGCATGGCGGCGTGAGCATTTCGCACCGGGAACCCCGAAAGATGTAACGCTGACTGAGCGCAAATTGTGGCAGGTTAATCCAGCCGATCATAATTTCCGTTCCCAGTACCTGCACGAAATGCCCGACTGGTTAGCCGGGTATTTTGGCCAGCGCTACGAAAAATTATTCAATGCCCCACATGATGGGCGTCGTCGCGCCAATACGTTCTTACGCCATACGATTGGTCAGAGCGTATTGCCACGCCTGCGCAAAGTAATGGCGCGGTATGCCCTTTCGCCGGATGTTTCCAGTCTGCCTTTCGGCAAAATGATTTCACGCCTGCCGTCTCTTGACCGGGCAGATCTGAAGAAGCTGGCCGGGCAGGTCGTAACCTGGCTGTCTCAGGAGCTTTATAACTTTTCTGATTCACTTGAGGGTGAGGCCCGGAGCGACGAGGAAATTGCCCGGCGCACAGCCCTGGCATACGTCCATCTGGGCGCGCTTACTCAAACTATCAATATCACTGCCCCTTACTGGGGCGCTTATTGTGCAGACAAATTAACCGAGCGCCAGGCGCAGTCCGGCATATTGCGCCTGATGGCATCGGAGTGGTGGTATCTGCGCCTGAAGCGAGCGCGTGATCTGCAACGTGAGCATATGGCCATAGCTGTTGGCCAGGTGCAAAAAGCGGCCAGCGCTTACGTCTCGCGTAAAACCCTGGGCGAATGGGTCGAGCAGAAAAAGCGCAATCTGGAGTTTTTCAAAAAATTCGACCTGATGGACGATGAAGGAAACCGCATTGCGCTGGATAGCATGGTGCATCGCAGCGTTGCCAATCCGGCCATACGTCGTTGCGAACTGATGGTCCGTATGCGTGGCTTTGAGGATATTGCCAACGATCAGGGGCTGTCAGGTGAGTTCTATACCATTACAGCGCCGTCACGCTTCCATGCGGTACACAGCAAGGGTGGTTTTGTCGGCCAGTGGAATGGCTGTAACCCGCAGGACACGCAGCGTTATCTGTGCAATGTGTGGGCCAGGGCGCGCGCCGCTATTTCCCGCGCCGGGATTCATGTGTTTGGCTTTCGCGTGGTTGAGCCGCATCACGACGGGACACCGCACTGGCACATGCTGCTGTTTATGCGCCCGCAGGATGTTGAAACGGTGCGCGACATTCTTTGCTACCAGGCCCGTATCGCAGATTCTGAAGAATTACAGACCCCACACGCGCTTAAGGCGCGTTTTCACGTTGAGCCTATCGATCCTGAAAAGGGGTCAGCGACGGGCTATATCGCAAAATACATATCTAAAAATATCGACGGTTACGCTATGGACGGGGAGCAGGACGGCGAAACCGGAGAGAGTATGCGTGATATGGCTAAATCTGTGGCTGCGTGGGCGTCCCGCTGGCGTATTCGCCAGTTTCAGCAGATTGGTGGCGCGCCGGTAACGGTATGGCGAGAGTTACGTCGCCTGCGCGATCAGCGGTTCGTTGACCAGGAAATGGATGCCGTTCTGGCCGCTGCTGATGTCGGATGCTGGGCGTCATATACACAGGCGCAGGGCGGCCCCCTTGTTGCGCGCCGGGATCTGGTTGTGCGTCTCGCTTATGAAATTACGGAGCAGGGCAACGAATACGCAGAAGATATTCAACGGGTGCAGGGAGTGTATTCCCCGCGTCTGCGTGGCTCTGAGATTTGTACGCGCCTGGTAAAGTGGCAGAAGGTTTCGAAGTTGGCCGAAGCGCCAGCGGAGGCGGGTTTTTCTGGCGGCATCGCCGCCCCTTGGAGTTCTGTCAATAACTGTACTGAGGGTGAAGCCCGCAGGCGGTTAAAAATGGATCTGAATCGCCGTGGGTTTGATGGTACTGAGGAAGAGATAGCGATTTTACTGCGTGATGGGCGGCTGAAGTATGGCCAAACGTCTCTTGTTTATCGTAATGGAAGGCTCGACGAAATAAAAAATAGGCCGGGTGAAGACGTATGGCCCGGCTGGTATTAACTCAGCAATGTTCTGATGCGTATACCTTTTTTGTAAAGTCACCTCAAAAGCACTTTCGGAATATGACCATAAATGTATACTGTATGCATATACAGTAAAAAGCTGAAGGGGGGCTTATGCACGATTTATTTATGGAAACTATCGCATTACAACGTATCGCCTTATTCACAAGGTTGGTAGCGCGTGGGGGATGTAACTGCGGAGAAAAGGATTTGGCATTAGCCTGGCTTGATGAATTAACCACCGATCTGGAAAAGCGTCTGTATGAATGTGCAATAAAAAACCCCCAGAGTGGGGGCTTAAGCGGCGGGCGTGGCTTTCAGTAGGTCAAGTGCCATCTGTTTCTGATTAGGTGACATTGTGCTTAGCAGCTGCTGAAGCATGGCATCACCCGTTTTTGCGCTGGGGCTGAGGGTGTGGGAAAAAGTCAGGTTCATAACGAAAGTGTGACCACATTCCACGTCAGCGCAGGAACAGTAAATATCAGCAATCTGCCGGTGCTTGCGATTAGTCTTGCGGATAACAGCCTTTGCGCCACATTCCGGACATTCAATTTTTAATACTCTCACGTTCCGCTCTCCGGCTGTCAGATAATGCCTGGATTTTAACCTTTTTTGCATTATGCCGCATCCTTATCCGTTGTTTTATTGGCGGTTTCTATCGAGAAATTCAGGTACAAATGTGGTGGCACTTCACCGTCATCGCTTAGCGCTTCCATAAAGCGACGTTGCACCGGCATTACCTCGTTTTTTTTATACGTTTTTTCAGCCTTTTCAGGGTCACCCAGCCCGGCAGCATTCTGCGCGATCTGACCGGCCAGCCCGGCGGGGAACCGATGGGCGTTCAGAACATCCTGGGCGCTGATATTCTTCACGCTGGCAAATTCATCCTTTGCGGAAATGTCGCCCATCTGAATAAACTGCACCCCTTCTTTGTCACCGCCAGGAATGTTTACCAGGATAGTTGAGAAGTTACCGATCCCCTTGCTGTCACGCAGCTGCGTTTCAATCTCTTCTTCCATTTCGTCAGTCATGCTCGCATCGCGGGTATAGAGAATGCCGCCGGTGTGCGCGCCGTTGTGGTAGTAGCGGCGACGGAATATGACTGCTTCACTGTTGAGCAGGGCGCTGTGAATGCCGCCGATATAATCCGGCAACCCGTAAACATGCTGCTGCGGGTCATACATTTTGATGAAAATGACGTCTTCTGGCTCGTACACGATCGGTTCTCCTTCCTGAAGCACGACAAATTCCCCGGATTTACGGCGTCTGGTATACAGGCCGGGCAGTGGCGCAATGGCGATCACGTCGCCCCAGCCGTTACGAATCTTAGCCAGGGCAACATCCCCGAAGGTGAGAAAATCGAAAACCGCTGCTTCCAGTTCATCGCGGGTCAGGCCGCCGCCAGTGTAATCAGACGTGATCATGTTCTTACGGGCGTGAATAATCCCCCCGTGCTGGCCATTCAGGTTTATCAGCTGGGCGAGCGCCAGCCGGTCAATCGGTAGCGTGTAGTGGTCTGCGTCGTTGTCATACCAGACATCATGATAATCGGTGCCAGTAGTCAGTACCGGTTCCGGTTTCCCAAAGCGCAAAATGCTCATTTTATTTTTCGGCTGCGCTTTCGTGTCGCGCTGCCGGTAGCGGTTGTTTTTTTTCATGCGGCCTTCTTGATTCCCCACCGGGATTTAGGTTTATTTTCGTAATTCAGCGGTTCGTTATGCAGGGCGTGAGTGATGGCCCAGAAAGATTCCGCGTGACCAGTCTCCGGGCTGCGGTCAGCGACAAACGTCATTGCGGCCCCGCTTTGTGTTGTAGTGCGGCGAACGGCCATAAAGCTGGCCGGGATCTCTTTCAGGTTCTTGTCCCACTCAATACGCTGGCTTTCCACAACATCGGCCGCCTTCAGCACAAGCTGGTTTTTCGTGTTGCGGTCATAGCGGATAGCTACGGCCACGCGCAGGGCAAAGTGCTGAATGTTGTCAAATACCCCCTGGCCAATGCCTGTCACATCCACACCCAGATAGGTGAAGTTGTATTTCTTGAACAGGGTTTCGATCTGCTTTGCCTGCCAGCGGAAGTTCATGCCTTTCCAGTTAAACACGGCCAGTACGCGGAATTTTTCGACAGCCAGCATGGGCGGGGCGACAATCACAAAGCAGGACAGGTCACCGCTGCGCGCCGGGTCAAATCCTCCCCAGACCGGGCGGTCACCAAACGGGCGAGGCGCATCGGGGTTGTGATCCTGCCAGGTTTCCGTTTCGACGCCGCAGGCTTCAAGGTCGGCAAAGCTGAAGACAGAATCTTTACTGTCAACAAACACGCACATATAGAGCATGTTAAACGTGGTTGGGTTGTAGCGATTTCGCAGCTTATCGATGTTGGCCAGGTTAAAGCCGCCTGCAATGGCATCTTCCATCGTGATGATGTAGCGCCACTGGCCATCCGGGCATAAGCGCCCGCCGTCGCGCATCTCGCTGAAGTCCGGGAACCGCACACCGGCGCGCTTCTTGCTACCCTGTTTCCATTCCTCACCCGTCCAGAACGGATAAGCCTGATGAGTTTTCGCTGACGGGGTGGAAAAGTATGTGGTGCGCCACTTATCGTGCGTGGCCATTGCGCTGGCCACTTCGTTGAGTTTCGCGAAGTTTGGCACCCAGAAATATTCATCACAGTAGAGATGGCCACTGTATGACTGCGCTGTGTTTTTGTTGGTTGATAAGAAACGCAGCTCTGCGCCGTTACTCAGGCGGATAGGGTTGCCGGTCAGCGTGATCCCGAAATACTGTTCAGCGATGTTCACGATATAAGAGCGGAATACCTCCGCCTGGGCTTTGGACGCTGACAGAAAAATTTGCGGGTCGCCCGTCATCACGGCATTTTCAAAAGCCTCGTAGGCAAAATACCAGGTCGCGCCGATCTGGCGGCTTTTCAGGATGTTCCTTACCTGCTGACCAATATTCAGGCGCAGATGCTTCTGATAGGCAAAAAGGTGCTCACTGGCCCAGGAATCGAAGTCATCCTGCGTCAGGGATGAAATGTCATTCTTTTTATACTTCCGCTTGCCGCGTGGCCTGTCGCTGTCCCCGTCATCCTCCGCTGCTTTATGGCCGCCGTTTCCGCTGGCCATCTTCTCTTTATGTTTGTTGCTCTGGGCGCGCAGTTTCGTGGCGTGCGCGATAAGCAAATCCATTTCCTTTAGCTCTACCTCGGACTTATTGTCCCGCCCGGCAAGCAGCTGGTAGCGGCGTTCAATCGCTTCTTCAGTGCTTTCAAAGCTGAGCAAATCGGCCCAGTTATTTTTTTCAGCCCAGTAGTAAATGATCCGCGCATTCGGCAGATTCAATTCTGATGCAATTTCCTTTGGCGTATAGCGCCGCAGATAAAGTGCGCGTACAACGCCTTTCAATTCTTCTGAGTATTTAGCCATAGATTTAATTATGCCGTGGCTGTCTGAAAAATTATGCGGCAGTTATTCCTTATCGTTCGGGTAATTCCTGTTATCCGAAGTAATAAGAATTAATAAGGGTGATGCCTTTTGTTTTATCCGTAATAATCGTTTTGCAATATCAGCGAGGCGAGAGGAAATAATGTCTCATTTAGTCACTGACTGGCTGTGTATTGCCACCGAAGGGGATACGGTAGACGGCAGAAAGATTTACCGTGAATGGATTATTGATATGGGCGAAACCTATAACTTTAACCATTACGCGGCAAGACTGTGGCCGGAGCATGAACGCGACTGGGGAACCTGTGGGGAAGTGCGGGAAGCGCGCTGGGAAGACGGTGAAGACGGACTGGCGAGGCTTTACGCAAAAATCAGTCCCAGCATGAGCCTGATTTATGCCAACCGTGACGATCAGCTGGTCTTTTTCTCTATCGAGCCGGAAGAAGACTGGCGCGGCTCTGGGCGCACGTATCTCAAGGGGCTTGCTGTTACAGACAGCCCCGCAAGCGTTGGCACAACACGATTACGTTTCAGCAGCAGACGTAATAAGCCGAAATCCGGTTATTACCCTTGCGTAATAACCTCTGATAAAAAATTTAAACAGGAAGCAGATATGTCTAACTGGCAAAAACTTTTCGGTATTAAACCGAAGCAGCACACTTTTGCTGAAGGCGATGATGATAATACGCCTGGCAGTGACGAAAAATTGCAGGCACTGGCCGAAGCCGTGAATGCTATTGAGCAGCGTCTGGCAGCAGTGGAGGAAGCAGTTAATAACGCGCAGGGTGATATTGATACCATCGCTGAAGTGGTCGATACCCAGGAGTTTGCCTCACTGCGTGAAAATCTGCCTACCATCCTGACCAATTTCAGCAAGCTGGATAAAAAAGTCACAAAACTGCCGCAGCGTCAGTTTGGCGATAAAAGCAAAAGCAGCGGCAAATTTAAGTTCATTTAATTATTAACTGAATTTATTTGACTGAACCTTTTTTCAATTATTCATCGCGTTAACGCGAGGGGAATATATGCAACTGAATCAACGTGCGCTGGATTTTATTGACGCGTATTCCGCCGGACTGGCGGGCCATTACAGCGTTAATAACCCGTCACGCGCATTCAAATTAACCGATCCGCAGGAAACGTCCCTGCGCAGTGCGCTGCTGGAATCTGTTGAATTTCTGAGCCTCATCACCTGCGCGGATGTTGACCAACTGAGCGGCCAGGTTGTGTCCGTAGGCGCTTCAGCGCTTCATACCGGGCGCAACGCTGATGGCCGTTTTATCAAGCGTGTGGGCGTTGACGGCAACGATTACAAACTGGTCGAAACGGATTCATGCGCCGCGCTGCGCTGGAACCTGCTTTCTGTATGGGCAAACGCCGGAAGCGAGGAAGAGTTTTTCCAGCTGGTACAGGCTTTCTCTAATCAGGCGTTTGCGCTGGATATGCTGCGCATTGGCTTCAACGGTAAAACCATTGCTGAAACTACCAACCCGACAGAAAACCCGAACGGCGAAGACGTCAACGTTGGCTGGCATGAGCGCATGAAAGGTTTCGATGGTGGCAAGCAAATCATCACTGAGGCGCTTACCCTGGATGATAAAGGTGATTATCGCTCGCTCGACGCGATGGCTTCCGATCTCATCAATACCAAAATCCCGCAGCAGTTCCGCAACGACCCGCGCCTGGTGGTACTTGTCGGGGCCGATCTGGTGGCCGCTGAGCAGTACCGACTGTATCAGGGGGCTGACAAGCCAACTGAGAAAATCGCGGCGCAGATGCTGGGAAGCACTATCGCGGGCCGTCAGGCCATTGTGCCGCCATTTATGCCAGGCAAGCGCATGGTGGTGACCCCACTGTCAAACCTGCATATCTACACCCAGCGCGGCACCCGTCAGCGTAAGGCGGAGTTTGTTGAAGACCGCAAGCAGTACGAGAACAAGTATCTGCGTAATGAAGGCTACGCGGTTGAAGTGCCGGAGCTTTACGCGGCAATCGACGAGTCAGCCGTAACAATCGGTCAGGTTTCCGAACCGGCAGAGGGCTGATAAATGGCACTTTCACCCGGCCAGCGCCACAACCGGCGCGTAGCTCTGGAGCAGCAGCTAAAAGCGCAGCAGGCCGCAGACATGGCAGAAAGTCTGCATTTACAGATTCAGGCGCTGAAAACTGACGTTGAAATGGCGCGTGCGCTGCCAACGAACGCGGAACGCGAAGCCTTTAAGCGTGATGTGCTGATCCCACGCTGGCAACCCACGGTTGAAGCGTATCTGGCCAGCGGCAACGAATACGGCAATCCGGTGTTTTCCTGGTTCGTCGTCTGGCTGTTTGACGCCGGTTATCTGGATAAAGCGCTGGAACTGGCTGACGTGGCGATTGAGCAGCACCAGGACACGCCGGACAACATCCGCAGCAACTTCCCTACCTTTGTTGCTGACACGGTGATGGCGTGGGCGGAGGACACTGCCGCAATGGGTGAAAGTGTTGAGCCTTATTTTTCTCAGACCTTTGAGAAGGTGACGCAGCGCTGGCGGCTGCATGAGGAAATTACTGCCAAATGGTGCAAGTTCGCCGGGCTGATGCTGCTGCGTGACGATAACGGCCAGCCTCGCGCTACAGCGGTGGATGACCCGGAAACGCTTGAAAAGGCTGACGCGTTGCTGGCCAGCGCCGAACGTCTCTACAAGAAAGTAGGTGTAACCACACAGCGTGCGCAAATTGCTGCGCGACTGCGCAGCCTGGCAAAAGAGTAATAACGACTACCGCAAGCCGGGCGGGCGCGGCGGAGGGCAAAACACACTTGTGTAATGCGCCTTGGATGCCGGTCAGCCCGCCTTTTTCGGGGGAACCATGTTTAGCGGTAAACCGATTGAATACCAGGATTCGGAGTTAACGAATAACGGTTTCTGGCCGGATTTGAATCTTCGTGACTTCCAGTCGCAGCGCGCACTACCGCCCGATATGGATGCCAGTATCACGGCGCAGGCACTGCTTGCGGCCGTAGCAGAAGTAAACGCCGATCTTGAAAAGGTCGAAGCCCTGCACCGTGCGGGCGGATTCGAAACCGCCGCAGCGGTGCCGGGACCGGTCATGAACGGGCAGAACGGGCTTTGTGCGCAGTACATGAAAGCGGTTTTTGCCAGGGCGAAAGCTGATCTGCTGGGTGAGTTTGCAACGATTGGCCGCCGGGAGTCCCATCCGGGGCAGGAAAGTGACGAAACCCGTAACGGATTGCTGGCGGAATCCTCCGTGACAATCCGGCACATGAAGGGGCTTAAGCGCGCAACGGTGAGAAAGGTATGAAAACTCAACTGGATTCACTGAGTGAGTTTTTCCGTCAGAACGTGCCGGAGCGCGCGCAACTGGGTTTTGACAGCCTGTTAGATGAAATGCAGCTGGTTGCCGCAGCCAAAGATATTGGCCTTGAGCAGTACCGGTTATCAGTCATTCGCTATAACGCGCTGATCTCCTGGGAGCGTTTCCCGTATCGCCTTTGTGCGCCGCAGCTGCTGATCGCGCTGCTTGAAGTCTGGCTGGATGAACATGCTGACGGTGTGCTGGATGATATCGGAATCACCAGTGCTGAAGCCGTATGGGATGTGACAGTAGAGGACGAAGAAACCGCCACGGTGGTTCTGACTATGCCGCTGGCTGACGAGCTTGTGATCAGACCTGATGAAAAGGGGCCGATCCCGTTCCGGGGCGAGCGATGGTCACTGGTGGAGCCTGAAATCTTCACTGCGCTGAGCGGCACTGTGTATGGCACGGATTCAACCGGCGCGCCGGTAGGCGAATCCTGATGTTTGCCGGTGGTGAGCTTAACAAGAAGCAGCTGGCCGAACTACGCGAGGCGCTGACCAGTCTGGAGCTGCCGCCCCGTAAGCGTCAGCGCCTGCTGTGGCGTCTGGCGAAATACGGACTGATTGCCGCAGCAAAGCGAAACGTTCGAAACCAGCAGTCGCCTGATGGCGCAGCGTGGCCGGGCAGGGCAACAAAGCGAAAGGGCAAGATGCTGAGAAACCTGCCAAAGCTGCTTCACATTCGCGAAATGCCCGAAATTGCGGCCGTGCGGGTTTATTTGCAGGGCGGCGCATACCGTAACGGGAACAGGCCTGTTCCGGCGGGCGTTGTGGGCTACAGCCAGCAAAATGGCATGACGGTGCGTTTTAATCGCGGCGGCCAGAAAAATCAGGATCAGACCGGAAAAATGGCGACGGTAGCCCAGGCCAAAAAGCTACGGGCGCTGGGATATACGGTAAAGCGGGGAAAGCGCTGGAAAAAGCCAACCTACCGTGAAATTACCGAAAAAATGCCTTACGCACAGGCCGGGCTGCTGATCCGTAAGCTGAGCGGCACGGTAGCAAAATCAAGCTGGGTGATTGACGTTCCCGCCCGTGAATTTTTGGGTATGAGCGACGACGACTTTAACAAGGCGCTGGCGCGCCAGCTTCAGGCGATTGGCTTTGGCTGGGACGTTAACGCACAGGATATCAAGGGGAAAACATGACCTGGCCAACTGTTGATGTAAACCAGGTAAATCAGCTACAGGGCGAAGTAAACGAGGTTGAGCGCACTGTGCTGTTTATCGGTAAGGGGAAAACAGGCGTTGGTAAAACGCAGGCGGTGGACTCGCAGACTGACTTTGATCAGCTGCTCGGTCCGGCGCAGAGCGTACTTAAAAGTGATTTGAAAGCCGCACAGGCCAATGCAGGCCAGAACTGGTGGGCGTTTGTGCATGTTGTGGCAGAAGACGCGGACGCGGCAGCGGTTGAACAGGCGGTACTGGCCTCGCAGAAATCCTGCTCGGTTGAAGGTGTGGTGTTGTGTGATGACGTCAGCGATAAATCGCTGATTACGCTTGCCGCAACGCTACGCGCCACGCTGATTGCAACGTATGGCCGCTGGGTATGGTTTCTGCTCGCTGTGGGCGGATTTGAAGAAGATGAAGCACAGGCGGACTATCTGACGCGGCTGTCTGCGCTGCAAAGCGGCGTTGCTGAAAAAGCAGTGATGCTTGTTCCGCGTCTGTGGGGAAATGAGCCGGGTGTGCTGGCAGGTCGCCTGTGTAATCGTGCGGTGACCGTGGCAGACAGCCCGGCGCGTACCAAAACCGGCGCACTGCTGAATCTGGGGAGTGATGAGCTTCCGGCAGACGGCACCGGCGAAACGCTGCAAATTGCGACGCTAAAAGCGCTTGAGGCACAGCGCTTCAGTGTTCCGGCGTGGTATCCCGACTATGACGGCATTTACTGGGCTGATGGCCGAACGCTTGATGTGGAGGGTGGCGATTATCAGTCAATTGAAACGCTGCGTATTGCTGACAAAGTGGCGCGACGCGTGCGGCTGCTGGCACTTGGGAAAATTGGCGATCGCTCACTGAACAGCACACCGGGAAGTATCGCGGCGCACCAGTCAATTTTTGCTCGTCCGCTGCGAGAAATGTCGAAAGCCTCTGAAATTAATGGCACGACGTTTCCGGGGGAGGTGAAACCGCCGAAAGAAGGGGATGTGAAAATCGTCTGGAAGACCAGTAAACACGTTGAGATTTACATTGTGCTGCGCCCGTATGAAGTACCGCTGCAAATCTCGATCAGCCTGTTGCTTGATAAAACTCTGGAGGCGAGCGCATGACCAAGCGTATCAGCGGCATGTCATTTGATTTTTATCTGGATGGCACGATGGTGCATGTGGAAAAAATCACGCTCGACATCACCGATAACACAGCGGCTACCCAGACGCACGGCGTCCCTGATGGCTATGTGGATGGTGATGTGGCAGCTGAAGGTGAGCTGGAGCTTAGCATTAAATCGATGGCCATTCTGAAAGGGCTGGCACAACAGGCCGGATCATGGCGCGGCATTCCACCACAGGATTTTCTTTTCTACGCGAAAGCCGGGACGGAGGAAACCAAAGTTGAGGCATTCGGCTGCAAGATGAATCTCAGCAGTATTCTGGATATCGATCCGAAAGGTGGCGCGCTGGCTACACGCAAAATCCCGTACAAGGTGACAGACCCGCGCTTTATCAACATTGACGGCATTCCGTATCTGGAGCCGGAAGCCACTGAAAACCTGATCGGCTAAGGATTACAGATGCAGGAACATGAAAAGAGTCTTTACACGCTACTGGCCATCGGCGCGCTGATTGCCATCGGTAAGTTACTGGCTGGCAACGATCCTATTACGGTTCGCCTGTTCTTAAGCCGCCTTATTCTGGGCAGTCTGGTTTCAGTAGTGGCAGGCGCAGTACTGCTGCAAATCCCGAACGCCAGCCCGCTGGCCATTAACGGGCTGGGAACGGCGCTGGCAATCGGAGGCTATCAGGCCATTGAAATCTGGATAAGACGCAAAGCCCAGGGCAACGCGCAGAAGGATGAAAAGCATGACGCTCAGTGAAAAACAGCAGCTGTTCACCATTATGGTGGCAAATCTTATCCAGTGGGCTGAGGAAAAAGGTTACCGCCTGACCTTTGGTGAGGCATACCGAACGCCGGAACAGGCGGCGCTGAATGCAAAGAAGGGCAGCGGCATAACGAACAGCCTGCATACACAGCGCCTGGCGGTGGATTTTAATCTTTTTCTCAATGGTGTGTATCAGACCGAAAGTGAGGCATATCTGCCTTTGGGTGAATACTGGGAATCGCTGGGCGGTGCATGGGGTGGGCGTTTCAAATCACGCCCTGACGGCAATCACTTCAGCCTTGAGCATAACGGGGTGCGCTGATGAGCAGGGGCGCATGGTTCTGCATGATAGTGATAGTGCTGGCGTTTATGGCGGGCTGGAAGGGCGCGACATGGCAGCGTGACAGTATCGATCTCGCCGCGCAGAAAGCCGCTGCCGCCACCGGCGTAAAATTCCAGGTGATGGCCAGCGCGTCGGCGCGTGAACTTGAAAGCAAGCTTGAAACGCTTAAGGCAAGCCAGCCAAAAGAGATCAGGTATGAAATCGTTAAGCCTGTTTTTACTAACGTTTGTGTGTCTGATGAGTTTGTACGGTTGTTCAATGCCGCCGCAGCCAGCGCCGAACGTACCCTTTCAGGAAAACCTGAAAACAAAATGCCCGGCGCAGCTGCCGCGCATTAACGGCACTTCCGGGGCGTACGTCGCCGGTGCGTTGCTGGATTACCAGATTCTTTATGCTGAATGCGCTGCACGTCATAACGCGCTCGCAGATGAAATTAACAAACGAGAGAATATTTATCATGGAAAAAATTAAACTGGTTGTTGCTGGTACTGAACTTGTATTTGAACCAAATCAGACCGCCTACAATAAATTCATTAATGAAATGTCGATGGATAATAAAGTTGCGCCAGCAACAAATTATCTGAATCGTATTGTGGCGTCAGAAAGTAAAGAAGCACTGGCTGGAATTGTTTCCCGTCCGGGTGCTGCGTTGCAGATTGTCGGCAAGGTAAACGAGATTTACGCGCCTGAACTGGAAATCGAAGTAAAAAACTAACGCAACGGGTCCAGGCGATCGAATCAAATGGACTCGCACAATATTTAATTTTACGTCGCCATTACTTGCCCGTCGGGGAAGATAATATTGATGATATTGCCGCAGCTGTCTGGCTCGATAACCGCTACTGGGAAAATATGACCATTGCGGTGGCCAACGGTATTGGCACCGCGTTCAAAGGTTCCTGATGAAGCAGCTGGATTTTACATTAAGCCTCGTTGACAAATTAACGCGTCCGATTAAACAGGCGCAGAAATCGGTTACGGCGTTTGCAGACAATTCAAGGGAAGCTTTCAGGCGCATTGGCACGGGCGCGCTGGCAATGTGGGGCGTGGCTGAAACAGTAAAAGGTGCGCTGTCACCGGCAATTGAAATGTACGACGCACTTAATGAGGCATCGGCACGGGGCATTGATGACACCTCGTTAAAGTCGGTGCGGCGCGATGCCATGCTGTTCAGTATCACTTACGGAGCCAGCGCGGTGGATTTTGTTAATTCCACGGCAGATATAAACGGTGCGATCGCCGGCCTGACGTCAACGGAGCTGCCAAAGGTAACAAAGGTCGCCAATACGCTGGCGTTTGCCCTTAAAACTACCACGGCCGAAACCTCCGAGTTCATGGGGCAAATGTTCGCTAACTTCCAGTCTGATGCGGAGCGCCTGGGTAAAGTTCAGTTTGCCGAACAGCTGGCCGGTAAGGCCACTTATATGCGCCAGCAGTTTGGTGCAGAGATGGGAAAAATTAAAGACCTGATGGAGGGTGCGCGTGGTGTCGGCACAAACTTTAACATCGGACTTGATGAGCAGCTGGCAGTACTGGGGCAGCTGAGCCGCACCCTGGGTAGTGAAGCAAGTGGCGCATATGAAGGCTTTATGACCGGCGCTATTGCCGGTGCGAAAAAGCTGGGACTGTCATTTGAAGACGCAAACGGCAGCATTCTTTCCATGCCTGAAATGCTTCAGAAACTTCAGGGCAAATACGGCAAGAGTCTGGAAGGAAACCTGAAGGCACAGCAAGAGCTTGATGATGCTTTTGGTGACAGTTCCGCCGTGGTGAAGCAGCTTTACGGCAACGTTGCCCTGCTGCAACGCAACATCACAGAGCTGGGCGGGTCTGACGGGCTGAAGCGCACCCAGGATATGGCCGCGAAGATGGTCAAGCCGTGGGATCGCTTTGTGGCCATCATCAAAGCTGTTCAGACAGTGATTGGGCTGACGTTGATCCCGGTGCTTTATCCGCTACTGAACCGACTGGCCGATATGGGGGCGACGTTTGCACGCTGGATGCAGATGTTTCCCAACATTGCCCGCGTGGTGGGGTATGTCGTACTGGCTGTGCTGAGTTTTGCCGCCGTGGGTGCGGGGCTGAATATCATCATGGGAATATCTACTTTCGTGTTCGCCGGGTGGGGGATTGTACTGGGCGCGCTGCGTGGGGTGTTGATGGCCGTTCGTACCGCAGCCATGCTCGCCGCTATCGGCGTAAACCTTATGTCATGGCCGGTGCTGCTGATCATCGCCGCCATTGCCCTGCTGATTGCCGGTTGTTATTTGCTGGTCAGGCACTGGGACGCCATCAAAGCAGCGGTAATGAACACCCAGGCGTTTCAGGTAGTGGCGCAGGCCGTAGAGTGGGTCGCAGGTATTTTCAGTAAGGCATGGGAATTTATTTCACAGGGCTGGAATGGATTTATTGCGCTGCTTACCGGCTTTTCTCCTGTAAAAGCCCTGGGCGGAATGGTCAAAGGGATGATAGGGATATTCGATAATATCTGGAATACCATTAAAGGCAGTTTCAGTAAGTCATGGAAATGGATTGTAGGACACCTTAATAAAATTCCCGGTGTGAATATTGATGCGGGCGGGGATAAAGGCGATGGGCCTGTAACACAGAATACCTTATCAACCGGTGGGAAATTAACGGCCATTGATAAGGGCGGCATCGGAAAAAGTATCACCAGTAACGCTAATAACGTAACCGACAAAAGCCAGAAAATTGGCACTCTGAATATTAATACGCAGCAGCCGTTAACACCGGGGCAGCTTGCTGAATGGCAGGAATTACACGCATGAGCGATTTGCTTTATATCGACCTGCTTATTGAGGGGCGTAATTTTGTACTTAATCCCGGTAATGAACCTGTGCTGTGCAATAACAGCCAGAGCATCGGGCAGGACATTATTCACGCCATATTAGAAAGCGGGCTTGCTACAGAATTAGTGGCAGAGCGTAGCCCGACAATGCGGGCAGACATTTTAACTCGGCTGGAATTACTGATTGAAAGTGATGAACGTATTGAGCCGGGAACGGTGGTTATTTCTGAAGAAAGCCTGAAGCGGCTATGGATAACCGCCAGGACATGGGACTTTGGAAGCGTATCGGCGCGGGTGGATTTATGACAGAGAAACCGCAGGTAGACTTTGAAGACGTGGTGAAACAGTCCGGTATGCCGGTAACCGCTGATGCATTGCGTGCGCGGTTTAATAACATCGTTGCTGACGAAGGGATTATTACCAATACATCCCGCATGTCGCCGTTCTGGCGGCTTATCACGGCCATTGTTACCACGCCGGTGCTGTGGCTCAAGGATGTGATGGTCAATACCGTACTGGCGAATATGTTTGTAGCCACTGCCTCCGGGCAGCTGCTTCGTCTGCTCGCCTGGGCGGTCAACGTAACGGCCAAACCTGCCAGCGCGGCGCAGGGTGTGATCAGATTCTACAAATCTGATGCGGCCGCTGTGGTGACGGTGAAAGCTGGCACGCAAATCCAGACCGCGAGAATTAACGGCGTCGTATACGCGCTGACGACCCCGGAAGATTTTACCATTCCAGCAGGCCAGGCCAGCGCGCTGATCCCTGTGCGAGCCGTTGCCAGTGGTGGGGCGTATAACCTTGCGCCTGGTTACTATGCCATCCTGCCGGTAGCAGTGGCGGGTATCTCTCACGCCGTCAACGAAGAAGACTGGCTGACCTCGCCGGGCGCAGATGAAGAAAGCGATGATGAGCTGCGCGAGCGCTGCCGCAACCAGTTCAATCTGGTAGGCAATTACCACACTGACGCAGTGTATCGCTCGATGATTGCCGGTGTGGCCGGGCTGAGTATCGATCGTATCTTTTTTGAGCATGATGCCCCGCGCGGCCCCGGTACGGCGAATGCCTTTCTGCTACTTGATACGGGTGTTACTTCTGAACCGTTTATTGCCGCTGTAAATGACTACATCACGTCAAAAGGCCACCACGGCCACGGCGACGATATGCAGTGTTTCGCCATGCCCGAAACCCTTCACGATCTTGCCGTCACGGTGTACGTGAAGAATCTGGTGAACCTCACCAGCGATGAGCGCAGTACGCTGAAAACCGGGGTAGAAAACCTCATCCGCTGCGCCTTCCGCGAGAACGCCGATTACGACGTGGAAAAAACATGGCCGTATACCCGTTTCAGCTTTTCGATGCTGGGTCGTGAAATTCACCAGGCGTTTGCACAGGTGGACTCGCTGGCCTTTTCCCTGCCGGACATCATCAGTGAGCTGAATGTGGCCCGGCTGAAGTCATTAACCGTGAGTGTCGAAAATGCCTGATTTACTGAAAAAGCTGGCCGGACTGGTGCTGCCGTTCTGGATGGATGACGGCGAACCCAAAAAGCTTCTGAATGCCGCCCGGAAATTCTGGCGTGACGTGTACGGCTGGATCACATGGCCAGCCAGCCAGCTTGATCCGCTGACCTGTGCTGAACCGCTGCTGCACCTCATCGCGTATGACCGCGACATTACCCGGTTCGATGGCGAGCCGCTGACGTTGTTTCGCAAGCGCGTGGCGTATGCATTTGTTAACGCAGCAGATGCGGGTTCGGTGGCTGGATTTATCGCAATCTTTGAGCGTCTGGGGATCGGCTATGTCGAACTGCTTGAGCGTCAGCCAGGCATCGACTGGGACGTAATTCTGGTTCGCGTGACAGACAGCCAGGTGGCAGAAAATACCCAGCTGATGATTCAGATTGTACGGCAGTACGGCAGGACGTGCCGGCGGTATCAGTTTGAAGTTTTAACCAGTTTGAAAATTTACATCAATTCAGGATGGGAAGGTGGGGAATTAGTTTGTTACCACGCCGGTGGCTCTCTCACAGGAAATGTAAAGCCGGGTGAATATCTTTGTTATCCGGCGAGTCTGAATAATAACAGCAGCGCCGTTTACGGCGCCCGTGTATAGGTATTTTATGAGTCAAAGTGTAATTACCAAAGCTTTCGAAAAGCTTAAAGCCCAGCAGGCAGCAAATGGGGCAATTGTAACGCTTGATGAGTTTGTTTTTGCAAACGTGCCGGGGCTGAGCATTACCGACCCGATTAATCGGGAGGAAGCTTTACCTGATGCAAGCCAGATTGTTTTCCGGCAGACAGTTAGTAAAACGGGGATGGTTAATAATAACGCTGTCGTTTATTCAGTTGTGCTTGGTGCCGACACCGGCGATTTTGAATTTAACTGGGTAGGGCTGGTGCATCGGGAAACAAATACCGTTGCCATGATTGTTCACGCCCCGCTGCAAAAGAAAATCAGAACCGCCACTGGTCAGCAAGGCAACGTGCTGACGCGATCTTTTTTGATGGAATATGATGGTGCTTCACAACAAACACAAATCATCACCCCTGCTGATACGTGGCAAATTGATTTTACCGCCCGATTAGACGCTGTAGATGAGCGCATGCGCAAAGAAAACATTGATGTCTGGGGAGAGGCAGGCTTCATTGATGATGCTTTTCTTGTTGAAAAAGACGGTGATGCTTTTCGAGTGAATGGCGGTTTAGCTTACGTCGCCGGGATACGCGCTGAGCTGCTTGCTCCTCAATACCTGGTGAAACCGGCCGAAAAAACTACGGTATGGGTAGATACCTGTTGGCATGGTACGCTCACCAGTGAATGGTCAGACAAAACAAAAGTTACGGTTGCAAAGGAGCTAAATAATTATGTTATTGGCGAGGAGCGGCATTATGTCTGCGCCATAGCAGACATTTATACTGACGGAACGGTAGTTGATCTCAGGCCTAAAGGTAACCAAACAGAGCGCAAACTTGAATTGCAGGGGCCGCTAAAAGCGCTGGGCAATATAAGTCCTGAGGCTGAAAGCTTGCTGTGGTTTAACTCAGAGAAACAATTAGATCAAACTTATGTCAGTGAGTTTGTGCTGGGCCTGTTAAAGCAAAATAGCCGCGAGGAATTTCTTCTTCAACTTGGCCTTCAGGATCTGCCGTTCATTGCAAAATATGGTGCTCCAATGGTGGGCGAGTTGGTCGAATGGCCTCTTGAAAAAATGCCGCATGAAATCTGGCCTGAAATGACTATGGAATTTATTCCATATATGGGACAGAGCTTCGATCCATCAAAATACCCTCTGTTATCGCAAGTTCACCCCTCTAATGTACTGCCAGCAGATATGCGCGGGGGGTTCGTTCGTGGCTGGGATAACGGAAGGGGCTTTGATATTAACCGTAAGTTAATGTCGTATCAGGATGATGCTTCTCAAAAAATTACCGGCACTTTTAAAACCCGAGCGGCGAAGTTGGAGGGGGGTGGCGTGCTGGTTGATGCATATGGCGGGTTCAGTTTAGCGTCACAAACAGGCGGGAAATACGTGGATATGAATGGTGCATCAACATCGAGTAATTGCGATGTAATCACATTTGATTCATCCAGAATCGCCAGGACAGCAGAAGAAACACGCCCTAAAAACGTGGCGTGGAATATGATCGTAAGGGCTAAATAATGTTCGATAAAAACGGAAATGCTACTGAAACTGGTGTCATAACGGTCTACGGTTTTGAGCCGACAACTGGCGAATTTCTGTCATCGTATGATGTTCGTATTCTTGCCGGAACAGGCATACCAGTGTTTTCAACATTAACACCTCCACCTGATAAAAAAGAGGGCGCAGCGCGTATATATCGCGCTCCAAACTGGCTTTATATAGAGGATTTCAGAGGCATTACTGCCTATTCGACGCTAACCGGTGAGCCTCAAATTATCACTTATCTGGGAAAAATCAGGGATGGCTACATAACTATTCCGCCTTCTTCCAGATTTGATAGCTGGAATGGAAAAAGGTGGGTAACAGATATCGCAGCGCGGCAGGCAGATGAAATCAGGCAAACTGAAACGCGACGGGAAACTTTACTGGCACAGGCCGATGACGTTATGCGGGACTGGAGAGATGAGCTAACGCTGGGCACGATAAGTGAAGAGGACAAGGCAAAATTAGCCAAATGGCTTGAGTATAAAAAACAACTAAAGGCCCTGGATGCCTCTGTTGCTCCGCCAACAATCTGGCCAGAATTACCCGGATTATAATCATGTGGAGAGAGGCTATTTTAAAATTAACTGAAGCAGTGGAAACCAACTGCTCAGTTACTGCTGCACACCCCTGGGTTTACGGACTGGGCCAGCAGACAGATAACGGGGCGTATCTCAGCCCGGCCAACGCCGTGGCGTGGTTTGGTGAAAAGCTGGGGAGCGTAACCGGCGATACAGACGTGGTGATCCTGCTGGCTACCGGGCAGACGCAGGAAGAATTTTTATCACGCCTTGATCCATTAACCGACGTCTTTCCTGTCCCGGCGTTTACGCAGGTAAGCCGCCTTGCCCGTTCGGCGGCAGAACTTGCCACCGTGAAAATGCAAAAGCCTGCAAAGGCCGAAGGCGGTCCCGGTGCTGCGCTTCCGCTTTCGGTTCCCACAGCAAGAGCCGTTAGCGCTGCGGCCGCTATCGCAAAAGCGGGCGAAGCCAAAGCCATGAGTATGGATGACCTTAAAAAAAGCCTGACCGAATTCAGCGCAAAGCGCGCCAGCCTGCTGGCTGATATTGCCGCGGGTGCGGGTGACGTGTCGGCAAAGTCGGCGCGGGGGTGGGTATTTACTGCAAGCGGCAATGCTGCGGATATTTTACGTCAGTTGATGGGAGGCATTCCGGCCCGAACCTCGGTCTACTGCGCCGCCATTATGCTGACAGGTAAGGATTTAAGCGGTATCAGGAGCATGATCCATGACGACGACAGCTACGCTGGCACTTAATGGCGAGGCCATCACGCTGAAAAATATGCGCGTGACGATAACCCAGCAGTTTCCCGATAAAGACCAGTCCGGGCAAACCAGCGCGACGACGAAGGCGGAGCAGGGCGCGAAGGGCAAAGAACTGCGCGTGAATGGAGAAATTCCGTTTAAAGATGCCGCCACCCTGGCGCGTATTTTTCAGCTGGCCAATGCCACCGATGCGGCCGGTAAGCGTGTCGTTTATCGCGTGGCCAATTCGGTAGCACGCGCAGTTAACCTTCGTGAAGCGACATTCAGCGGCACACTGGACGCGCCCCAACAGGACGGACGCATGTCCTGGGCGGTCACGTTCACACTGACTGAATATCTCAGCGTGCCTGAAAAGAAAGAGGCGGCCGCAAATGGTCGCAAAACCAGCAAAATGCAGACAGCCGCCGGAGCAGGCGGGCAGGCAGCTGCCGGAGAAGATGCAGATAAAATGACATGGTTTGAGAAAAAAGTGCTGAAGCCTGTAAACGAGGCGTTGGGGTAAATATGAAACCGATCAAACGCCTGTACCTTTCAGGTGATGAAGTTCATATGGCTGATGTGAATATGGTGCTTGAGCTGAGCGCCGCCGGGCGTGGATTTATCACCGCTGAAACACAACAGGATTACACCGGCAAAGTAGTGCGCCTTGATATTGGATACGGCGATCACATGCTGCGCTGGTTTACCGGCTATGTGGAGCGCTCACAGCCAGCCGGAAAAGGTTTCATGCGCCTTTTCGTCCGTGAAATGGTCGGGGTATTTGAAAAACTGTGGCCCTGCTCATTCCAGCATCCGACGCTTCGCGAGATTGCAGCCTGGCTGACTGAACAAAGCGGCCTGACCATAACAGTCCCTGACGCTGCCTACAGTGATAAACCGGTGCCGCACTTCACGCACTCCGGTACGGGATTCCAGTTACTGAATAATCTGGGCCGGGTATTTGGTATCGCGGATTACGTCTGGTATCAGCTGCCGGACGGTTCAGTGTTTGCGGGGGGCGCTGATAAGGCGCTGTTTGCCGGGCGTCCGGTTGATATCCCGCATGAGTTCAGCCAGGACACGTCCGGTGGCAACAGCATGACCATTCCTATGATCCAGACTTTGCGGCCGGGCGTGGAAGTGAACGGCCAGCGCCTTACGAAGGTCAACCTGATTGCGGAAAACATGGCCATAACCTGGACGCCTCGCGATAAGACAACCGGCGCGCCACTGCAAAAATCACCGGTACAGCGTCAGATTGAAAGCCATTTCCCTGAGCTGGCCAGCGGGATGCACCTGCCAAAATTTGCCCGCGTAATTGCGCCCAGTGAGGCGGCCAGCAGTGGAAACTTTGCCGATCCGTTCCGCCCGCGCTACGCCGTTGATGTGCAGCTGCTCGACGCTGACGGCAATCCGGACAGCGCGACGCCAGTTTATACCGCCGTGCCGCTGCCGGTGCCGATGGCAGGTAACGATTCGGGGATGTTCCAGTTTCCACCTGAAGGAACACTGGTTGAAGTGGGTTTTACCGGCGGCCGCCCCGATAAGCCGTTTGTGCGTCAGACCGTGCCGGATGGCACCAGCCTGCCGGATGTTAAGCCCGGCGAACAACTGCAACAGCAGCGCGCTGAAGTTTCACAGCGCGTGACGCAGGCAGGGGACTGGGAACGCAAAACTGATCAGGCTATTCGTGAAACGTCCATGACCCGCAGTGTTACGGCAGATACTGAAACGCGGGAGATGGTGACGCGTGAAACCACGATTAAGGCCACGGATAAAACCACTGTCCTGGGAACGGCTACGCTGATGGCCGGAGCAATTCAGCAGGTGATTACTGGTGATTATGCGCTGGCCACCGGGAAATATCTGGCCAGCGTCCAGGGGGATGCTGAAACAGATATTGCAGGAAAGCAGACCACTACCGTGGCAGGTAACATTACCGTTGATACGCAGGGCGCGCTGACAGAAAAGATAGCAGCACTGCGTAAATCCGTTGCCAGTGGTGGTCAGCAGGTCATGGGGCCAACGGTACATATTGGTAATGAAAACGTGAATGTTCTCGCCATGATGCTGGACACGATTGATTTACTGGCTCAGCTGGCGCAGCAATGCGCGAATCACAGTCACCCCAGCGTAAGCACGCCTACCAATGCCAGCGCATTCAGCCAGACGGCTTCAGCTGCGCAGCAAACCAAAAGCAAGTATGAGAGCATCATCGCCTGACGATCACTCAGGTACTCACAACGCCCGCATAATGCGGGCTTTTTTATATCCGTCCTCAGGCTGCGCAGAACGTCGCCTGAGCGCCTTAAGCCTATCCGCGCCCCCGTTCACTCATGAAACAGATCACAGCCGCCTGGCTGCGCTGGCATGGCCACACGCCCACAAAATAAATGTGTCGCAGACAAAAACGGCACTACACCGCACCCGCCTGCAAGTTTTGGATCACAAAAAAATTTCAGTTTTGTTTTTCTACAAAACAGACTGCCAGCCCGCGCCACCACTGACGGCGTGCGGGGAATCCTGAACTGAAAAGAATGAAAGGAATTTCACTTTTTTTCAGTTAGATGGATCAGGTGAGGATCTGATTGTTTTCATAAGGCATTGTTTTTATAGTGATAAATTAATTTTCCGTCAGTTAAATGGATCTTAATATGAGCTTAAAGGAAAACTTAATAATCAACGGCGGGCCAGGCATATGGCGGGTTTGCCTCTTTTACACAGAATTGGCATCACTGAAAAATGTCGCATATGATGAACTGTATATTTATACAGTTTTTGAGCATTGAAGCGGGGCGGGGATGGGACGATTTGCAATTGATGGCGCGCTTTTTATTTTTTTGTCCAGGGGGCAAAAACTTGAAAAGAGAGACGCACAGATTAATAACTTTTGGCCAGATAACAGGTATGTTCTCTGGCCACGTGCGCAGTACTGGGATGTCCGGTATCTGGACAGGTCGCAAGGGAAGCAGCAATGGCTTCCCATTGCTGAAAAACCTTTTCCGGATGAATCTTCTGCTTGGTTAGCTGCTTATGGACATTGGCAGGATTGCTTAAAAACTAAGGGAGTTTGGAGCCGAAGCCCAGTTGTTTAGCCCGCACATATAACGCTCTATAAATTATACGCACACGTACTGATGAAACATAGCCCGATATAGCCATAAGAATAAGCATAAATAAACTTACTAGTGCGAAAAGCATTAAGTTGACCATATCTACATTGTCTAAGTTTAAATTTATATATGCAGATACTTTCATATCCACCTTCAATAAAATGTTATCAGCCTTGAGCTGCAATAGAACAGTAGTAAGCACAAAGATTATGGTTATGGTTGCCCACATCAGAATCATTCGCATTGCTCTGAAATTATAAAGGGTTAGTAACGTTAAGTCAGAGGCAAGCATATGTGCTTGCCGATGTAATTTAATATTGTTAAGTCGGCTTCGCTTTTTATATTTTTTAGAAAATATACTGAGTACTTTAACGATCCCATCCTTAATGGCTGAACCAAAAATGGAAGCTACTGCACCGCCAATGAAAACTAAGACACCATCTAACGGATGGTTAAACAACAGGGTTAATTTTTCCAAAATGTAACCTCAGCAACTGATTAGAAGGTAACGGATCGCTTAAAAACTAGGCACCTAGCCCGCGGGCTGAATTAAGCTGGAAAACTTGAGGGGACAAAAAGGGGACAGTAGGTGAACGGGAACTACAAATGCGCCCTTGAGAATCCGCGTATCTGTTTGATTTTAAAAGGGAAATTTGGTGGCCCCTGCTGGGTTTGAACCAGCGACCAAGCGATTATGAGTCGCCTGCTCTAACCACTGAGCTAAGGGGCCGTGGCGGGGGATTATAAAGTAACTGCGGGCCTCAATCCAGCCATTACGATGCGGCTGCTGTTTTTATAAGCAACCTGCGCATAAGGCTTTATACTTTAAGAATCCGTCAGTTATGAAAGGTTGCTAATGATACAAGATATTCTCGAACCGGGGCTGCGCGTGGTGTTTTGCGGCATCAATCCCGGTAAATCCTCTGCCCATACCGGGTACCACTTCGCCCATCCGGGTAACCGCTTCTGGAAAGTCATTCACCTCGCAGGCTTTACCGAACGGCAGCTGAAGCCGGAAGAAGAGCGCCAGCTGCTTGATACGCGCTGCGGCATCACCATGTTGGTGGAGCGCCCGACGGTGCAGGCTGCGGAGGTTAAGCTTCACGAGCTGCGGCAGGGCGGGCGCGATCTGGTGAAAAAAATTGAGGATTACCAGCCGACCACGCTGGCGATCCTCGGTAAGCAGGCTTACGAGCAGGCGTTCAGCCAGCGCGGGGCACACTGGGGAAAGCAGAGCATCACCATCGGTGCGACCCAGGTCTGGGTGCTGCCTAATCCCAGCGGGTTGAACCGCGCGCCGCTGGAGAAACTGGTGGAAGCCTACCGGGAGCTGGATGAGGCCTTGATGGTGCGCGGTATGTAA